GAGAAGGCCCCGGGGCGGAACACGCACCCCGGCCTGGTGCCCTACGCCGAGCTCGCGTACGACCTCCGCAAGCGCAACGAGGTGTTCTGCGGCGTCGTCCGCCTCGTCGCCGCCGCGCTCGCCTCCATCCCCAACCAGTGATCGATCCAGGATCCACCATGAGCACCAACCGGCTTCGCTTCAAGCTCCGCAACGGCCAGCTCGAGGAGCTGAACACCGACCACTACCACCTCATCCTCGTGCGCGAATCCCTCTTCGAGGACGTCGAATGGCTTCGCATCTGGCGCTGCTTCCACGGCGGCATGGTCATCAGCTCGCACAACGTGGATGGCTACGACCTCCTCGAGGTGCTCGACAAGCCCGACCACGAGTCGGTCGTCGCCGCGCTCAAGGTCTGCCTGCCCAAGGCGGATGAGTGGTTTGCCGCCAACGTCCTGGCCGGCCTGGCGACGGAGTCCCTCGCCGTCCCGGTCCCGAAGCCCAGGTCTGGTGAAGGACCGCCGTCCGAGCTGATCGAGAAGCTCACCACGGTGATCCACGACGCCCTGCAGACCAGCCTGAACCTGCGGATGTTCACCGAGAACCCGATCCTCGAGACCCCAGACGACCAGGGCGAGCTCACGATCTACATGAGCGGCCGCGGCCCGGTCGTCATCAACGCGGCCGAGTGGGTCCTCATCAGCGAGGAGTTCATCGGCATCGAGAAGAGCGTCTGCGTCTGCGTGCGCATCCGCCAGCACGCGCAGCGGGGGGACCTGCTCATCTACGGCGAGAACCGTCGGTTCGACAAGCCACGGTCGATCTTCGCCGGCGAGCTGCTCGTGGGGTCGGACTGCAAGCCGGCGAGCTTGCTGCCCGGCCTGACGGTCCATCGAATCACCGCGGAGCTGATGACGGATGGGGTCGACCGCAAGCTCTTGGCCAACCGGCTGCTGGCCAAGCTGCCCATCGAGCGGATCTGATGTCGCCGCCGACCATGGTGCCCGACCTCGAGGTCGTCGCGTGGACGCCCATCGAGGGCGACCCGGACGGCGCCGAGGAGTGCCGCATCGGCCCATTCCGTGTGGCGGCGGCGCCGCCGAACACCATGCGCTTCGGCTGGTGGCTCGTCATGTTGAACGGTCACCTGCTGGCCAGCCAGCACCTCGAGGTCCGCTCGATCGCCGAGACCAAGCGACTCGGCCTCGAGCAGGTGCAGTACTTCGCCTACCTGCTCGTCAGCGGCGTGGGCAAGCTGTGGCCGTTGGCGTAGCGCTCGTCGTCTGGGGCTGCGCGGATCGAAGTTCCTAGCCACCATACCCAAGGAACCTAGGTCCGCGCGGCCCCGCTTTTTTAGCTACCATCGCGCCATGCTGCGCATGTTCGTCGTGCTCGTCGCGCTCTACTGGATCGGCCGCGCCGCCAAGCACCTGCTCTTCTGGCGCGCTTGACAACCGCTCCCGCGCCAGCCAGGATGACCTTCGTCGGGCCGCTCGCTCTCGGTTACCGAATTGTCATCGGACTCGCACGTTCGACTCGTGCATGGCGCGGATCGCCAGTCAAACCCGAGGGCACCTTTCGCCTGACATCGCAGCGGGATGGAGCAGCCTGGTAGCTCGTCGGGCTCATAACCCGAAGGTCGGCGGTTCAAATCCGCCTCCCGCCACCACGACATGATCCGGTTCTCATCATCTTCCAGTAGTCGATCCTGAGCCTTCGTTAGGCTCTCGACTCATTTTGGAAGGTGAGGTGGCCGCCGGTGGCCACGCCCGTCTCGAAAGCGGGATGGCCCGCAAGGGTCCGGGTTCGACTCCTACGCCTTCCGCTGGAGGGTGCGCGTGCAAGGCGCACGACCGCGGTTGCTACCTGCGTGGGCCGTCACAGGCCGGGTTCGATTCCTACGCCCTCCGCGAACGACCACCACCGCCCGTGGCAGCGGTGCGGTGTCGCAGTGCGCGCACCACTCGCGGTTCTCACGCGCCTCGAGGTCGCCGCTCTCGTCGTGCACCTCGTGCACGTGCGTGCGGCCGCGCCAGCTACCTTCGATTCTCACCTCCAGCCAGCGTCGGGATCGATCTTGATCCACGGCGTCGGCATCGCGTCGGCGCCCTGTCCAGGCCACGCCTGCACGCGGTGGTTCAGGTAGATCACCGTCGACGTGACCACGGTCTTGTCCTCGCCCAGGTGGTTGAGGCCACGCATCGTCAGGTCCTTGAGGCACGCGATCACGGCCTCCCTGAAGTTCGGGAACCTCGTCTCGAACAGCCGCACCATCTCGCCGGCAAGCGCGCCGTCGGCCATGGCCAGGTCGTCCAGCAGCTTCTGCAACGGATTGCAGTCGGTGATCAGCATCGCGCCGTAGATCTTCGCCATGCTGCAACCCTACTTCGAGTCCGGGCAGCACGTCACCACGCCGTTGGTCACGAAGCCGTGGTAGCCGCAGCTCGCACGGATCGACGGCGTCAGCGTCAGCGTCTCGAACGTGTCTCCCTTGCGCTGCCAGTGGTGCCCGTTCGCCTGCCAGCTCTTCGTCTTCGTCCCGTCGAGCGCCGGCGTGAACGGCACCGCCTGCACGCACCACGTCTTCTCGCTGTGGTGCTCCGGGCAGTTGAACCGCAAGCCCATCACCTTCTCGTCGTTGATCACCCAGTTCGGCTCGAGCTCGGTGAGCTTGATGGGGGGCTTCACCCCTTCGATCCTGGCACAAGTCGTGTTGAAGGAGATCCCTCAACATGACCACCAACCACGACCAGTTCGAAACCCACTACACCCTCGTCCGCAACCGACTGCAGGTCGAGAACGACCAGTCCTTGGCCTACCCACGGCCCAAGCTCGCACCAGACAACGAGACCCGCGAGTACTTCGCGGTCCTCTACCAGTACGCGCCAACGATCGCGGCCACGCCGATCGTCGCGGCGGCCTGGATCAAGAACGTTCTGCAGACTCGGTACATCGGCCCGGCCGACATCTCCGCGCTCTGCCGCATCGAGCTCGACGCGCGCAAGGTGCGGGAGAGCGAACGCCGGCGCTTGCTCGAGGCCTGGCACCTCCTCATGCGCGATCCGGCCGACATCAACCTCAAGGCCATCCGCAAGATCGACCAAGAGGAGTACGACCTCCGCGTGAACGCCCGCGCCGCGGTCATCGAGTGGCTGCGGCACCGCCCCGACCTCGATGGGCTCCCGCCGCCGGCACCGACCGATGCCAGCGGCGCCGCGGTTCCACCGCCATCGCCGGATCGCGCCGCTGCCGAGGTGCTCGTGCGCGGCGTGCTCGGCCACATGGTCCCCGGCCTGTTCGACACGCTCAAGCCCGAGACGCAGCAGCACTGGATCGACGGCGGGGTCGCCACGCTCACCAAGCTGGTGCAGTACCAACCGTTCACCGCCGAGACGTTGGCCAACCTGGCCGACGCGGTCAGCTACGAGCTCGACCCGCATCAGTGGACGCCCGAGTACATGGACGAGCAGCACTGGATCGGCGTGTGCGCTGTGATGCCGTACGCTGAACAGCTGATCCAGATGGCGGGTGCGATCCACGCGCTGGCGCAACCGCGCTAATCAACGGGTGGTTCCTGGCATAAGGATCATGAAAGGAGCCACCCCTCTCATGTTCAACATCCGTTGCACCGTTCAACCCCACCCCAAGGGCGCGATCGCCGACCTCACCGTCACCACCACCAGCACTTCCGTGTCCGAACTCGAGCTCGGCACCTTCATCCAAGGCCTCGCAGAGGTCGCGATGGGGGAGCCCGGCGTCGAGGCGGTCTGGAAGGTCGTGGATCGGACGACGGGCAAGATCAGCCTCGCCCACCCTCGGCCGTGGGAGCACCTGCGCCAGATGATCATCAAGACGATGGACCCCTCCACCGAGAACTTCCCGTTCCCGCTTCCCGCCTACCTTGCGGGGCGGATCGACGCTCTGGGTCACAGCCACAGCCACGTCTACGTCGAGGTGTCCCTGAACTACCAGGGACTCTGGACGTCGACCAAGCCGGCCACGACCTGGATCAACTGATCCCCCCGCCGCGAGGCGGGGAGCTGGAGCGAGGCGTTCTCGCTTAGCCCCACACGAAGACGCGGCGACCACGCTGCGCCGTGATCTTGTCGCAGAGCGCCGCCACCTCGTCAGCAGGCAGGCCATCCTTCTTCTTCTGCGCGACCTCACGAAAGGCCTTCGAGCGCACCTCGAAGTAGCCGGGGCACTCGTCCTCGATGACCTCGACCAGCCCGTTCATGGCCTGCTCGGCATCGGTCCAGAAGTTCTCCGTGGCCGCCCCCGCGCGGAATGGGATGGCCGCGAGGAAGTCTTGGGCCGCGCACAACTGCGCGAAGCGTTCGTCGGTCATGACCTACACCAGCGTGTCGTCGGCCCAGAAGGCCGTGCCCAGGTCCGTCTGCACCTTGTAGGTCGCCTTGCCCTCGCCGTTGCGCAACGGCACGAGCTCGAGGACCGTCGCCTTGGTGCCCGTCACGGTGGTGACCTCGTCGCCAACGTTGTAGCGGTGCGTTTCGCCAGCCATGCCCGCAACCTATCACGCCGCGCGCGGGTAGAGGCGGAGCTTCCCTCCCTCGACCCTCCCTTCCACGCCCGGCACCTTCTTCAGCTCGATCCACTTCCTGATGCTCGAGCGCGCCGTCGCCGCTGAGCTGTAGTGGTGCGTCATCCCCTCGATCACCTCCTTGAGCGTGATGCCGGGGTGGTGCGCGACCTCGAACGCGATCCGCTCGCACGTCTCGCGGAACGGCGTCCATCGGCCCGCGCCGTTCGGCGAGCCCGCCTTCGCGTGGGTCTTGTAGCCGGGCCCGAGCCGGGCCTTGAGCTCGCGCGGCCAGCTCGCGAACGACCGGGGCGTCGTGCGCGGCGGCCGGTGTCTCATCTCGACGTAGGGAGCGCTGTCGCCGTAGCCGCCGTAGCGGCCGCCCATCGACACCACGTAGCTGCCGATCCCGAGCTCGGCGAACAGCCGGCTGTGGTCCGTCTTCGACGCTGGCACCGCCGCGAACACGCGGTGCACCAGGTTCTTGCGCTCCACGCACTGCGTGAGCAGGTCGAGCGACCAGGTCAGCTTGGTCTCGATCGCCCACACCTCGGGCCCGGTGACGGAGACGATGTCGATGATCGCGCCCCGGTACTCGACCTCCTGGTAGACGTCGTGCCCGGCGTCCTCGAGGTGAGCCACCAGGGCGGCCGCGAGGTCCGCCTCGGAGTGCTTCTTCACCCGGCGGATCCTGGCACAAGGATGGTGAAAGGAGCCACCGCATGTCCATCTCGTTCTCGCTCAGCTTCAGCAGCATCGCCCTCGTGGCCGTGCTCGTTGCCGCTGTCGTCGCCGCGAAGTACTTCGACTGATCCTCTCGCCGGCCCTCGAGGGCTGGCCGCATCCAACAGCCCTCTTCACTTAGCTTTTTCGGGCATAAGGATCAGGAAGGAGAACCACATGTCCACCGACCCCAAGCCGACCACGTTCCTCGATCGCATCTCGCTGTACCAACAGGTGGCCTGCTGCAAGCAGCCCATCGTCACCCACATCGTCACGTTGCTGATCGTCGTTCCGATCCTCGTCTACGCGTTCAAGCACATCTGACTCCCTCGCCGGCCCCCGCGGGTCGGCCGCCCCCAACGACCCGCACAACCTTAGCCTCGAGGCTGGCACAAGGTGATCAGAGAGGAGCCACCATGTTCGCCTTCAACCCCGCCTACATCGACGACGACGACTACCTCCTGCGCTACGCCACCGCGTGCGACCCCGACGGCAAGCCGGTCGCCCCCGAGGAGCTGCCCGACATCCGCGCCATCTTCAAGCTCGAGTACAACCTGCCGCCGCGCGACGACGCCGAGCGTGAGCTCATGGCGTCGTACACGCGCCTCGTCAACCTGATCAAGAACCACGATCGGAGCGTGTGATGCCCCAGCTCCACCTGGCCCCGCTCGACCGGGGCGTCCGCTTCGTCTTCGCGACCGGCTCCCGCGATCGCTTCGACGAGGATCCCGCGCTCCCCTTCCGCGTCTACGTGAATCTTCGGCCACCCGAGTTCATGCAGGTCACGTTCGTGATGCTCCACGGCGGCAGCGAGGAGATCCTCGTTCGCGCCGAGACCCTCGCGTGGGCCGAGGACTTCCTCGTCCGCAACGAGCTCAGCGCCCACCCCCGCCTGCGGCGCATCGAGATCACCGGGCCCGACGGCCTCAAGATCGAGCGCACCGACCGCGCGCGCCAGCAGGCCCGGCAACGCACCGTGCCCGAGGACGACCCGCGTGGGTGCGTGAACGGCTGGTGCGTCCGTTGCCGGCGGCCGATCACGCAGGTGTGGGACGGCGCCGGCCCGGCGGGCCTCTGCTGGATCACAGCGTGCGACCAGCGCGTCGTGAACAACATGGAGAACAGCTCGTTCGAGGGCGGCGCCGGGTTCCTGGCATAAGAAGAGTGAAAGGAGCCATCCATGTCCACTGTCCCCGCATCGTCCAAGACCATCGTCGCGGCGCGCCTCGACACGACCTCGGAACCCCGCAAGCTCATGGTCACGTTCGACGACTCCCCCGAGGAGAAGTTCTTCTACCAGTTCTTCTCCGACGAGAAGTCCTACGACCCCCAGAGCTTCGTTGGGATGACCGAGGCCGCTGCCGACAAGCGCGTCCTCGACGATGACACCAAGTACATGCGTTCGTCGCAACGCTTCATGGCGTTCTGATCACCCCGCCCGCCGGTTGGCGGGCAACGGCGCCCGCGCGTCGTTCTTAGCCTTGCGTCGGTACCACCGCAGCAGGAACCGCTGACCGCCCTCGGGCAGGTCGGTCGGATCTGCCACCAGGACCTGCAGGTGCTGACGGCCGCGGCGCTTGCCCGTCACCTGCCGGCGCACGGCCAGCACCACGTAGGCCCGGCTCGTCGGTGTCGTGATCACCGCCCCGACCTCGATCGGCACCGGCGTGTCCACGTAGATCTTCACCACTGCCCCGATCGGCGCCGCGGCCATCAGTCCACCAGCGTGATCACGTCGTCGGTGTTCAACGCCTTCGTCCAGGTCGTCTCGCCCGGCGGCGCCGGCCCGAGCTCGACGTCGCACGCCAGGCAGAACCACACCCGCTCGCCCAGCGGGTTCACCCGCATGCTGATCACCTTCCCGCGCGGGTGCGCGGCGCACGTCGGCAACGGCGAGTTCATGGAGCGGATCCTGGCATAAGAAGAGTGAAAGGAGACCACATGCTCGCTTCACTCGCCCGAGGGCTGTTCACGCAGAGCCTGGTCGACATCGCCAAGATCTTCCTGGATGGTCAGCGTCGCGCTGCCGCACTTCGTGCGCGCAACTCGGTGCCGCTCTTCAAGGGGACCTCGGCCGATGGTCGGTCAGTCTACGTGCGCGCCTGCGGTCCGTGTGCGGTGAAGATGGGCCTCGCCTATCTGCCCGCTGATCGAGGAAAGAAACGTACGATCAAGACGTGCGAGCTCTGCTCGCCATGAGCGGCGCCAGGCATGCGCCGCGAGAAACATAGACCAACCCCAGGTAACGCCTGGGGCCTACCTGCACGGGACGTGCAGGAGGGCCGTACCTCGTGCGGCCTTTCTTAGCCTGCGGGTCTGATCACTTGACGCCCATCCGTACCGCGGGCGACGCTCGAACCTCACGCCACCACCAGGAGCCATCGATGCCCGACTTCGAGAGGAAGACGTGGCTGGACGACCACGTCGTCCCGCTGCTCAACCAGGAACCCGCCGCGTCGATCTACACCGCCTTCTGGAACGGTGTCCCTCCGAAGGAGGTCCTGGTCTTCCTCCTCGCGCCCGAGCCCAGCACGTGGCCCCAGCTGGCCAAGCGCCTCCTCGCCGCCGAGTTCCGCTTCGACTACCTGCGCGACCTCCAGGTCGTCGAGCACGAGGGCAAACGGCTCGCCCTGTTCGGCGGCGACGGCGCCCCGCTCTTCGACAAGAGCGGCGCCGTCAGCACCCGGCTCTTCAAGAAGATGCCCGACGGCGTGAACCTGATCCTCCAGGTCGGCGCCCGCTGCGCCACCGGCGTCGACGCCGCGGCCGCGGTGAAGGAGTTCTTCGGCCTCTTCGACCAGAGCCCGATCGACGTGTGCGCGTCGATGAGCGCGCCGTTCGGACAGGCATAAGGGCCGCGAGATGTCGCAACGCCTCGAGCCCGACCAACCCTTCACACCACCACGCCTGCCACGACGGCCCGTCACCGAGGCCGATCGCAAGCCGCGCGACTACCGCCCGCCGCCGTTCGTCCAGCAGTACGCCGATCGCTTCATGGAGCTGGTCGCGATCCCCGAGATGGACTGGCGCGACGTCGACCGCTACTACGCGTCGTGCTGGTCCTGGACCGGCAAGACCTACCACGGCAAGGAGCTCGTCTTCCGGCCGCAGAGCCGGTGGATCCCGATCCACCGCTTCGCCTACGAGCTCCACGTCGGCCTGGTGCCTGAGGGCTTCGTAGCGCGCACGCTGTGCGAGGCCAAGACCTGCGTGACGCCGCGCCACCTCGCGCTGCGCCCGCGCAACCAGAACCCATCGACCATCAGCGCCGAGGCGCGCGCGAACATCCGCGCCCTCATCCACGAGCACGATCACGGCGTTCGCGAGCTGGCCCAGCGCTTCGGCCTGAGCCCCTCAACGGTGAGCCGGATCGCGCGCGAACGCGACGCCTGACGCAGTGCGACGTGTTCACGATGATGCCCTTCGGGCATGTAGGTGACGCATTGCGTAAACCCACATGTAGTTAGTGAGGTTCGCTACAGATGAACAACGCTCTGCGCACAATGTGGGTGACCTTGTGTGTGTGTGTCTGAAACGGGAGTGTGAACGTACATGTGTGCAACACACGTTAGAAACGTAAGGCATCCACACAGAACCGGCACCAAACGTGAGGTTCACGGAAGAAAGAGCTACCTCTCCCCCCATCGAGTGCTCGGGGAGGGGACGAACACGCATTCTCAGGACCCCCCATCCTCAATCTCATATGAGGGTACCCTTTTTCTCTCTCTCCTCTCTCTCTCCGCGCATACCGACCATGTTTGTCCACAGCCTATCCACCGGCTGTTGATCGCGTTTTTCGCCACCCCTGCCCTCGTTCAATCCACAGGCTCTCCCGCGGCAGAAGGATCAAGATGAACTACCTCGCGTTCCTCAATCAGGTGATCGACCGCGGCATCGCCGCAGCCCGTGTGAGCTACGCCCAGGAGGACGATGGCCGACTCGCCGGCGCGGTGGCTGGGTTCGAGAGCTGCCGCGGCAAGAGCCCCCGCAAGCTCGCGGAGCACCTCATCCGCGCGAACAAGGCCGTGGCCCGCTCGTTCGCGTTCATGCACGCGGAGCCGACGCCGCTGCGCCTGAAGCGCGGCTGGTGGCTGCGCTGCTACCAGGCCGAGGTCGACTGGGTCGCGAACTGCGTCTCTGCGGTGATGCAGAACCAGGGGCTGCCGGTGCTGGCCGGCCACCACCCCACCGCGCGCGCCATCCTCGCCGCGGCGCAGATCGTCGGCGTCAAGCCCGAGCCGCTCCACGAGGTGACCGTCCAGGCCACGGTCGAGGGGGCGTGACCATGGCGACCCTCCTCGCGTTCATCCGTGTCCTGTGGCGACACCCCTACAACGGTGGGCTCTACGGGATCTCGTACGAGATGAGGCCCGGGCAGTCGCCCACCGACATCTGGCGTGGCCCGGCCAAGCGCGTGCAGGCGTGGAGCCCTGCGTTGGGCACCCACGACGCTTGGGTGGGTGAGGTCATCCCCCACGACTGGATCACGCTCGACGAGCAGCGGGAGGCGATCAAGGCGTGGCTGGACGCGCTCGAGCTGCGCGACCCCGGCGTCGTGCCGACCAACCCGTACGAGTGGTCGATGATCGAGCTGGTGGCGGATCGCAAGTGCCACCGCACCGCCTGCACGAACCTGGTGGGTGAGCAGCCCGGCGTCCACCGCGACACGAAGGATCTCTACTGCCTGCCGTGCGCACGGCGGATCAACGAGGCCAACAAGGAGAACCTGATCCTGTGGAAGCCCACGGGTCCGTCGTCGACATGACCGAGCAGCCCGTCATCCCGCTCGAGCGCTACACGCGCTGCCCCCACTGCCAGGAGGAGACCGTGCCCTGTGAAGACTGCGAAGAGGGCCACCTGGTCTACCGTCCCGGGGATGTCGCGCCGTGTCCATCGTGCGGGGGCCGCGGCCAGGTCTGCCCCGACCTGTCCGGGATCGTCTGGGGGGAATCGTTCAACCGCGGGTGTGGGAAGTGGCGCGAGCAGGTCGCTCGGGAACTCGAGGCGTAGCCGATGAGCTACTGGAAGGACTACACGTACGTCGACGCCCAGACCGAGCACCCGGTCACCAAGGTCAAGCTGCCGTGGGTGCGCATGCGGGTCGGCGACGTCCAGCGCCGCATCGTCGCGAAGGCCTCGGGCTCGAACGCGTTCGCCACGGTGCAGCGGTTCAAGGACGCCACCTCGTTGCTCGAGATGCAGCGCGAGCGCGACAAGGCGGCCGAGGCGCTGGCGAAGAAGCTGAAGATCGACAAGAAGGAGGCCGCGCGCCAGCTGGCGGAGGAGGAGGCCGATCACCTCCCCGACCACCAGTCGCACTACCACGGCCTCTACTTCGACTTCGACGCGGACCCGGAGAAGAAGAAGGGGCCGGCCTACGGCGTCTCGATCGAGGAGGCGCAGGCGATGTCGCTCGCCGACGCGCGCGCGCTCGTCGAGTGGTTCACGCGGTCGTTCCCCGACATCAACCACACGCACATCCAGGCCTGGTACTCGGGCAGCAAGGGGTTCCACGTCGTCGTCCGGCCCGAGCCGTTCGGCATCAAGCCCCACATCCACCTGAGCTACATCGTCAAGGCGATCGCCTGCGAGCTCGCCGACACGCTCTCGCTCAAGACCCTCGACCGCTCGGTCTACTCGATCCCGCGGATGTGGCGCATCCCGAACACGGTCCACCCCAAGACCGGGCGCTACAAGATCGAGCTCTCGGTCAAGGAGCTCACGACCTGGACGCCGGCGCAGATCATCGACAAGGCGCGGGGGCCGCGGGGCCAGAGCGACGACGCGCTGCCCGACAGCCACATCCACGAGCTCGGCGACTACAAGGACATCCCGCCGGACCCGGTGGCCGTGGCCTGGTACGCCGATCACTACCAGGCGTACGACGCGTACCGCGACCTGAAGAAGCTCCTGCCACGCAAGGCCATCGTCCGCCCCGACGAGAACGACGAGTACCCGGTCTGCGTCCAGGACATCCTCAAGAACGGCCCCAAGGAGGGCGGGCCCAACCGCAACCGCGTGGTGCTGCCGCTCGCCGGCTTCTTCCACGACGCCGGCGTCGACAAGCGCGACGCCATCAAGCAGATCGACGACTGGACGCGGCTCCACTACCCGATCGACAAGAACACCAACGAGCGGATCTCGAACGGGCGCTCGGTCGTCGACTCGGCGTACCGGGGGCAGGTGAAGTTCAGCTGCCGGTTCATCCGGTCGCTGTCGGGCACCGGGGAGAACGGGCGCGTCGCGTGCGTGACCGAGGCGAAGTGCCCCTGGATCCACCACCCGACCGACCAGGAGCCGGCGCAGATCCCCGAGATCCACCTCAGCGAGGCGAGCAAGGGCTGCTACGTCAACACCAAGGTGAAGACCGCGGTGCACGTCGCGGCGATCGCCAAGAGCCCGTTCGAGCTGCCGGTCAAGGGGCGCATCAACTGCAACCCGAGCCCGGACGCGGCGATCTGTGAGAAGTGCCCGAACAACTTCGACGGGGCCAAGGGCAAGCTCGAGTTCACGCTCGACGCCGAGGACCGCCACGTCCTCGACATGATCGACGTCGGGGACTCGAACCGGAAGGGGACGATCAAGGCGAAGGCGGGCATCCCGAAGGACTGCCACAAGCACTGGGTGGAGGTCCTCGAGAGCAGCAACGTGGAGGAGCTGCAGGTCATCCCGATGGTCGACTACGCGCACGCCTACGAAGTGGCGATGAACGACGACGACGACCTCGGGAAGAAGAGCGCCAAGCACGTCGTGCGGCGCGCGTTCTACGTCGGGCACGGCATCGAGGCGAACAAGAAGTACATGATCGAGTCGACGGTCTTCGGGCACCCGAAGGACCAGCGGATCTGCTTCCTGTTCGACAAGGCCGACCCGGCGCAGAACGACATCGACCAGTTCCACATGACGGCCGAGCTCAAGGAGAAGCTCCGCCTGTTCCAGCCCCGGGCGGGCCAGACCGTCTCCGACAAGCTGCTCGAGATCCACCGCGACCTCACCTCGAACGTCCACCAGATCGGCGGCCGCTTCGACCTGAGCATCGCGGTCGACCTCTGCTACCACTCGGTGATCGGGTTCAAGTTCGCCGGGCAGCCCATCCACAAGGGCTGGTTCGAGCTGCTCGTCATGGGGGACACGGGCACGGGCAAGACGACGCTCATCGAGCGGCTGATGCGGCACTACGGCCTGGGCGAGCTCATCGCCGGCGAGGACTCGAAGCGCACGGGCCTGGTCTACGCCTCGATCCAGATGCAGGGGCAGTGGATCCTGCGCTGGGGCAAGATCCCGCAGAACGATCGGCGCCTGCTGATCATCGACGAGTTCGCGGGCATCCCGGGGGAGGAGGTCGGGAAGATGACGCAGCTGCGTAGCTCGGGCCGGGCGGTGGGCGGCGGCGTCAACGCCGACTACGAGACCTGGGCGCGGACGCGGCTCATCCTCATCACCAACCCGCGCAACAACCGCGGGCAGATGGCGGGGTTCAACTACGGCATCCAGGCCGTCGAGGACCTGTTCGATGAGGCCCAGGACCTGCGCCGCGTCGACCTGGCGATCATCGCCGAGAAGGAGGAGGTGAAGACCGAGCTGATCAACAAGCGGTGGGACCGGAGCGACCTGCCCCACGTCTACACGGCGGACCTGTGCCGCTCGCTGGTGCTGTGGGCGTGGAGCCGCGAACCGCACCAGGTCGAGTGGATGCCGGGCAGCGAGGACTGCCTGCTCCGGTGGGCGGACCGGCTCGGCGACACGTACGAGTGCGACATCCCGCTGGCGGAGCGCGCGGACCTGCGCCTCAAGCTGGCGCGCATCTCGGCCGCGGTGGCGGCGCGCCTGTTCTCGACGGACGCCGAGGCGAAGAAGGTGCTGATCACCACCGACCACGTCGACTTCGCCGCGACGTTCATGGACCGGAGCTACCGCAAGAAGTCGATGGCGTACTTCGAGTACGCGCGCAAGTACAAGCAGGACAACCACTACAGCGAGGAGAAGAAGGCGCTCGTCAAGCGGACGATGATGTCGTTCGGCGACGAGAGCGAGACGATCATCGCGACGATGCTCGACGTCGACCTGCTGTCCAAGCCGATGTTCGCGGACATGGTGAACCTCGACCAGGACGACCTCAGGAAGCTGTGGAAGTTCCTGGTCGGCGAGCGCCTGCTGCGGAAGACGACGAAGGGCTACCGGAAGACCTCGGCGTTCACCAAGTTCCTCAAGAGCCTGGGCGGCGGCAAGAGCGGCTACTCGGGCGAGCTGCCCGACGACTTCGAGACCGGCGGCGACTTCGAGGCGCACAAGGGCAAGCCGGCGGCGGACGCGTTCTTCGACGACGACGCGCCGCCGACCGAGGCACCCACCTACAGCGGCGAGGACCCGCCTTTCTGATCCGATGTTCCACAACCAGAAGCCCCCCGACATCGAAGGCATGGCGTTCCTGCTCGCCGTCGTCGCGCCGTTGATGCTCGGGATGAGCATGGCGGCGAGCGGCGCGCCGCCGGTGAGCTGCGTCCTGTCGACCTGGCTCACCACCCACCTCCTGATGGTCATCCTGGCGATCAGCACCCGGAAGAAGTGATTCGATGGACATCAACTTCAAGCACTGCGACGACTACATCGACGACGAGACCCAGCCGGCGTGCCTGCGCGCGTTCCTCGCGCGGGCGCGCCAGCCGGCGCACGGGCACCTGTCGCCCGAGCCGTTCCCCACCCTGTTCGCCGACTACCAGGGCGTGCGCTACCGGGTGGTGATGGCCTCCCGGCTGGGCGACGTCGGCATCACCACCAAGCTCGACAAGGACCACGGCTACGAGACGCGGTGCGCGGTCGAGGACCTGTCGAACTTCTCGGAGCGCCCATGAGCAACGACGACCCCAAGCTCGACCCGGAGACCCAGGCCAAGCTCGACCAGATGTTCATGAAGGTGATCGAGCCGTACCTACCCACGCTGCAGGAGGAGCTGCGCGAGCATGCGCGGCTCCGGGCGGCCGCGGCGCTCGGCGCGACCGGCCAGCACCCGGACGGCAAGATGACGGAGGCCGATCAGGGCGAGCTGAAGCTCGCGGTGTCGACGATGGAGGGCAAGGTGATCATGGACTTCGGGACGCCGGTGGCGTGGGTCGGCATGCAACCGGAGCAGGCCCGGGCGATGGCCAAGGCGCTGGTGGCCAAGGCGGAGGAGGCCGAGAAGGAGGCGTTCCAGGAGACGATGACCGATGGCTAGGTTCGACGTGCACATGGAGAGCACGGCGATGGTGCGTGGCAACATCGTCGTCGAGGCGTCCTCGATGGAGGAGGCCGAGAAGATCGCCAAGGCCGAGGCGTTGATCGGAGCCAACACCCTCTGGGTGGCCGTCGGAAGGGTGGGGGAGATCACAGCGCCGGTCATCTACAACTACGACACCGGCCAGAGGGTGCGGCCATGAGGTTCAACGTCCGCTACGTCCACAAGATCAGCCAGACCTGCACGTGCAAGCACACCCAGTACGGTCACGCGGCCGACCTGGGCGACGGCACGCTCAAGTGGGGGCAGGGCAAGTGCCGGTCCTCGGCGACGTGCACGTGCGAGGCGTACGTGCCCGAGAGCGAGGACATGGACATCGACGTCGCCGGCGACGAGCTGGGCGACGAGAAGGCGTTCGTGCAGCGCCTGGCCGAGGCGCGGGTGCTGTCGGCCAACACCAAGCTGCTCGAGCTGCGGCGGGAGGCGGACGGCAAGATCGTCGTGTTCCCGGCCAAGAGCATCTGGCACTCGATCATCCTGACGCCGATCGCGTAGGAGAGGTTCATGACGAAGAAGAAGGTGTCGGCGGTGCGGCCGTCGGCGCGCAAGACGGTGCCGCGTGCGCGGCGAGAGTTCCTGGACTTCGTGCGCACGGAGCAGACGTTCGAGGAAGCGCGCCTCATGCTCGAGCGCGTCGGCAAGCAGCTCGCGCACTCGCCGATGAAGCCCTGGGCGGAGCGCCTGCTGGGGCAGGTGGCGGCGTTCAAGAAGGGCATGCGCGACGAGGAGGGCCGCCTCGAGGCGCTGGCCCAGAAGGCGAAGACCTGATGGCCAAGGGACCGGTCGACACGGTGACGCTCACCAAGGTGAACGGGCGCGCGAAGGCGCGCATCGCGCTCGCCTACACGAGGAAGGACGGGTACAGCACGTCGATGAAGACGTCGGCGAAGCAGGAGCCGACCGACGACATGATCGAGATGGCCAGCCAGCTGGCCGAGTACCTCACTACCGGCAAGCGGCCCAAGGGATGGAGCGGGTGATGCGTTCGCCCGCCTCGTACGCCACCGAAGACGCGCTCGTCGCACAGGCGCGCTACTACGCCGCCCGCGCCCGCCACAGGCGGGTCGGCCGCCAGCGCCCGAGCAAGGAGGCCCGGGCTGACGTGGAGAGCCACCGCCAGGCCAGCCAGATGGCCTTCGGGGCGGTCGCGCGCCTCGGGGGCATGCCCGTCAAGGGCACGCGCGACCAGCTCGCAGCCGCGGAGGTCGCCCGGCTGCGGATCAAGAACGACCTCCGCCACAAGCGGTGCCAGTGCGGCTGCGGCAGGCGGCTGGTGTCATGACACGATCGGAGATCCAGATGAAGCAGTTCAAGCTCACCAAGACCGACGACAGCGAGGACGTGATGGGGCCGATCGGCGAGGACAACGTCTACATCGCGAGCTACGGCGCGCCGGTCAACAAGGACGACAAGCACCCCAAGGACCTCAAGGTGGGCGAGAGCGTCTTGCGCCGCTACTCGCTGTCGGGGCAGACCGGCGTCTACAAGGTGGTGCGCCTCGAGGACGTGCCGCGCCGGGTGCAGGTCCTCTGCGGGTGTGGCTGGGGAAACCTGGCGATGCTCGAGAGCGAGGTGCCGACGAACTGCCCGATGTGTGGGCAGGGTCTGGGGAAGGTGTGAAGAAGCAGATCAACTGGAAGCGGCGCCTGCGCTGGCTACAGCTGCTGACCGGCGTCCATGCGATCCACCACGACCGCTACAGCTATGGCTACAAGCTGCCGTTCCTCGACTGGGCGTACTTCCCGCCGTTCGGCGTGAAGAACGACCGCTTCGATCCGCCCAAGCCCGAGATGCGGCGCTACGGCTGGCAGCGCGTGAAGCCGTCCACCTACCATGACTGTACCAAGACCGGGAGGTACTGATGCGCGTCAAGTTCCACGGGTCAAGCGACGACAACGTCTGCTTCTCGATCATCGACTCCAAGGGCAAGGTGACCCACGGCGAGTGGGACTGCTACCAGAGTGACGACGACAAGGAGGTGCACCTGGTCGCGCGGGTGACCACGATCGGCGGATCGAGGGGCTGCCTGGTACGGGCGATCTACGACGGCTGCTGGTCGTTCGCGGTCGGCATGCTCGAAGAAGGCATTGGACTCGACGGCACCTGGACGTTCAAGCTTGGCCAGGAGCATGCGTACTCGACGTGGCTCGAGATCGACACGGGCGATGAGCTCGTTGAGGTCGGGCGGGGGGAGTGGAACCGTAAGGACGAAGATTGATGCAAGGCATCTGCAAACTCCGCATCGCCGGCGGCAACGGCAAGGGATTCGTTTGAATCCGCGAAGTTAACAGACGGAGAATTTAACGAGCCATGAAACTCTGTATCCACGTAAGACCGCGAGATGACGGGCAAGGCTGGGCGATCGACGTCTACGACGGGCGTCGCGCTTGGACCAAAACCCACCTCGGAGAGAGCCCTCTGAGCAAGGCCGAGGCCCACAGGGTGGCTCACAAACTCCGCGACCCGAAATTTTACACCGCGCGAACGAAGCGCGCGGTTAACAGCCTGACCGTCGAGCGCGGGCCGAAGGTGGTGCCGCATGAGTAGCCACGGACACGACGAGTTGCGCCGGTGGCGAGAGCAAGGACGGGCTCCGGCCGGTAGTTGCCCGTTTTGCGCATCGCGTATCTCCGTGATCGAGCGCGATGGCGTCTTTGTGGCTCGATGCTCGCACAGGGGATGTGGGGCAAGAGGGCCGAGGCACCATGACCTGACTCGTGCATGTGATCTCTTTTGCTGCCCCCCACAGCGAACGGCCGGCGGCATGGGTGGCCCCGATGTCGGAGGTGCGCTGTGACCGACGAAAGTGTCTGCTCGGTCTGCTCGCGCCTCATCGGCTTTGGCGACGAGGAGCGGTTTGAACCGCCCGTGAACCTCGCCCGGTGCCCCGCTCCCGGTGGTATGGAGTGCCGAGCCGTCGCGCAAGCGGTTGCCCCGCTCCGACGCGAGAACGAGGTCCTGCGTTCCAACAGCGACCACCTCAGCTCCGAGAACGCCTCGCTGTCCAGCCAGGTCGAGTCGATGGCGATGCGCATCGAGAGTCTTGCCGAGGAGCTGGCCAAGCCCGAGGACGCGAGGCTGCGCGAGGTGCTCGACGCGCTGGAAGGTCGCGCTGTCATCTTCGACGGCCTGGGTGCGCGCGTTGGGCACGTGCTCGACGAGATGGACGAGTGGATCGGGCGGGCGGGAGAGGCGGAGCGCACCGTAGATGCTGCGCGCCGCCGCCTGGCATGTGTCGCCGACGACATGACCGAGCACGCATACCAAGAGCTGGCGTCGGCTCTTGAGTCGCCCCCTCGTATCGCAGGCAAGACCGCAGGCTTTGACCAGCCTGGGCGTGAGTACACGGCGGGTGATGCTCTCGGGCTGAGGAGGGACCGATGACACTGTCGCGCACCGAAGAAATTAGGCAGGTGGCCTCTGAATGGGAGTTCGACAAGCGCATCCACGCACCCCGCGCCGCCAGACTGCTCAAGGAGCTGTTGCGTCGAGTTGACGAGCTAGAGCGCGGGATTGGTCAAATGCGGCTGATTGCCGGCCTCCCGCTCCCGCCTGATGTGGCCGCGAAGGTGGCCGAAGCCGACCGCCTCCGCAAGCTGTTCGACGACGCCGGAGAGGGTCAATACAACGTACTGAATCTTGTCGAGAGCTACCAGCGCAACTCGATGGAGGCGGACGAGCGCCTCCGTGTGGTTCGCAGGCTGCTCGAAGAAAACGGGTGCGATTGCCCGTGCGACCACCACGCGGACGAGCGCGGGCCCGACTGCGAAGTGTGCCTCGCGTGTCGCATCGGAGAGGCGGTCGGGAAGTGAGTTCGTGCAGAGCAACGAATGGGAACCCAAAGAACGCGGGTCGCGAGTGCGCCTGCGCGAGCCCGCGCGACTGTCCGATCGGCCCGGGCACCGGCAAGCCTCCCGGGCCCGAGCAGGACATCAACACCCAGCGGATCAGGAGGAAGTGATGGCGTCACCAGGACCGTTCTCCATCGGCAGCAAGACCTGGCCCGGCATCTCCAAGCTCATCGAGGAGTGCGGCGAGGTTGGCCAGGTCTGCGGCAAGCTCATCGGGACGGGCGGCGCGACGGCGCACTGGGACGGCGGGGAGGACCTGAAGGTCCGCCTCGAGACCGAGCTCGGGGACCTGCTCGCCGCCATCTCGTTCGTCATCGACAACAACCAGCTGAACAGGGAGGCGATCAAGAAGCGCCGGGAGAAGAAGCTCGAGACGTTCGCCAAGTGGCACAAGGAGCAGAGTGATGGGTAGCAGGCATACGCCGCCGCGATGGTGGAAGGATCAGGGCGCCGAGAACACGTGGTGGCGGTGGAACGACACCATGGAGGGTTACGGCCCGCTCATGAACGCGATCGAGGCGATGACGATCCCGCTGCGCTGGAAGACCTATCATGTCAGCGGCTGCGAGGTCCTCGACCTGCAGGGCAAGGAGATCCCGTGGTTTGTCGACCTTGAGGTCGGGACGGTGGTCGACGTGCCCACGACCTTTGGCATCGTGCGTGCGACGGTGACCGGGCCGAGACTGGCCGAGACGGAACACACGCTCTGCGTCCTCGAGCGCGCAACCGACTTTCGGGCGTGCTGGACATCGTCTTACTCGGTGAACAAGGCGTCCATCAACAAGATTCGGATCGCATCGGTGGAGGGCTAATGCCGATCCTCACCGATGCCAATGGGCGTCCCCTGTCAGATCGTCCGACCCAACCCCCGGTGGGTGCGCCGATAGACGATCATATCGCGTGGCAGCGCGCCGTCGCTGCCTGGGACAACGACATCCGGTCGCGCGCGAACCGGACGTTCGATCGCCGGTTCCGTGCGACGCTGAGGGCCGACGATGAGTGATCCGATCTGCCGCGCAGGGGAATCTTGATGCTCGAGAAGAAGATCACGTTCTGTGGCCGGGAAGTCACGGTCGCCTGCGATGGCCAGTGCCACAAGGCGTGGGGAATCCAGATCCGGCCGCGGTTCCAGCTCACGGATGACCCCGACGACCATGCCTACGCTGCCGACCACGAACTCGGCTTCGCGCCAGCCGACCCGGGTACCTACGAGGGCGACCACGCCAAGCCCTGCGCGTCGGTGGCAACCGATCCGGCGATCATCAACCAGTGGTGCGTGCGCGAGTGCGAGCGGATGTCGATGCACGACGCCGGCGAGCCGGTGACGCTGCGGACGTTCGACAAGCGCCGCTACAACATCCCGCGCCGGACCGGGCGCCAGCCGGTGCTGATCATCTCGGGCGGGCAGACCGGCGTCGACCGGGCCGCGCTCGACGTCGGGCTCGCGCTGCGCATCGGCATCGGCGGCTACGTGCCCAAGGGGCGCAAGGCCGAGGACGGGCCGATCGACCCCAAGTACCCCCTCAAGGAGCTCGAGACGTCCGACTACCTGGCGCGCACGCACAAGAACATCGACCTGGCCAACGCCACGGTCATCCTGTCGACGCGCTGGCCGCTGACCGGCGGCACGCTCGCGACCCGGCGGTACGCCGAGCGCTGTGGCAAGGGGCTCGACACCGTCCTCGTCTGTGATCCCGAGGCGGCTGACATCACGGAGGTCTCCCGATTCGTCGAGCGCTACCCCATCGTCAACATCGCCGGGCCGCGCGAGAGCAAGTGCCCCGGCATCTACCAGACCACCAAGACCTTCCTGCTGGAGGTGTTCCGATGAACCACGTCTCGCCCTCGATGTTCCTGGGCATGATCCTCACCCAGCCGATGCAGCCGACGACGCAGCTGCTCGTCGCCCAACTCTGGGTGGCGTGGCTGCAGGCGTGGCTCAAGGAGGTCCACTGCTACGACATCGAGGTCACGACCGACGAGAACGACCCGGGCCTCGTCGTCGCCAAGTTCCGGGTGCAGGGCATGCCCAACAGCGACTCGATGATCGAGGTGCCGGTGCCCGACGACCTGCCCTATCGGATCCACATCATGAGCAAGACCCGCACGGGGTGCGGCGAGCGGGAGCCGCGGTAGATGGCCAAGATCAAGAAGAGCCACGGCCTCACGATGCTGTACCGCACGGCCAACGTGTGGAACGTGTTCGAGGAGGCCATCACGCCCCAGGAGATCCCGAGCGTGCACCGCAGCTGCAAGCTCGCCACGCTGGCGCCGTGGATCTGGTGGGGACCGCCGGCGATCGCCGCCTGGCTGGTGGAGAACCCCACGGCCAAGGAGGAGGACATGCCGCGCCGGGTCATCCTCGAGGCGCAGAAGCAGCTGGACATCGAGGTGGCGCTCCTGACGCCGGCGCTCGAGCTGGTGAAGTCGCTCCGCAAGTCGCTGGTGGTGCGCCCGACCAAGCGCGAGGCGCGCGCGGCCCAGAAGGCCGAGGCGAGCCGGAGGAAGCGGTAGATGGCCCACAAGCTGACCCGCGAGGCGTTCCGCAAGCTGATCGCCGAGGACATCGCGTACCTCGAGGCGTTGCCGCGCACGCTCGAGCGCGACCACATCATCATGTCGCTCAAGGAGAGCGAGCGGTTCCACTACGACCTGCCCAACCTCCTGCAGCGCATCCTCAACGAGGACGACGCGCGCAACCGCGCCGACCAGGCGTGCATGAGCGACGCGCTGTGCGACGAGGTCTGCGGCTGGGTCCACCAGCTCGAGGGTCCCCATGGCGACTGAACCGCCCCCGCCGTCGGCCAAGAAGCCCTCGTGGCAGGACCGGATCAACCCGGTGCTGAACAAGGTGATGCCGGTGACGCGCGTGGTCGAGAACGTCGCGCGCCTCGCCGTCCACCTGCAGAAGCCGACCGTGCTCGGCATCGCCGGCATGGCCTCGGCGGGGACCAACGCGTTGCGGGACATGCTGAGCAACAACCCGACGGCGGGTCACGACCTCGACGTGTTCTGCTCGCGCGGCTACCTGCTCGAGGTCTTCAAGAAGGCCGGCGCGCAGGTGCGGTCGGCCGACCCGCGCGCGCCCGACTGCCTCGACATCATCATGCACAACCGCACCTTCCGCATCCGGGCGGACGGGAGCCTCTACAGCGACACCGAGTTCGAGCAGCCGTGGATCGAGTGGTTGCGGCAGATGCTCGACCGCGAGCTGCCGTACGCCATCGAGATCCGTCCGGGGCACGGCCAGGAGCAGTACCAGTCGGTGGCGTCGGCGCTCACGGTGCTGCGCTCGGCGCAGGGCCAGGAGATCTGGGCGGCGACCCAGCCGCTGCTCGGGAGCGGCCGGGCGATCTTGCTCACCGGCAAGCCCGGGGTGGGCAAGACGACGATGGCGCAGGAGATCGCGCGCCTGGCCGAGCTCGGCCGGGTGGTGCAGCTGCAGAGCGACATCGTCGGGACGCCGCGCGACGATGGCAGCGGCCACAAGAACGCGACGCCGCAGTCGACGAGCCGGAGCGGTGGGTTCGAGGAGGGCCTGGCGATGCTGTCGCCGGGCGTGGTGATCGTCGACGACATCGACAAGATCTACCTGTCGCTCGGCCGCATCGAGCAGATCCGCAAGGCCGCCAAGCTGGTGATCTTCACCGCCAACAACGGCGACCAGGACGAGGTCCTCGACAACGCGACGATGCGCCCGGCCCGCATCGACGAGGTCTTCGAGGTGAAGGGCGGGTACACGACGCGGCGCGCGCCGTTCGACCAGCTGAGCGAGGAGGAGTGGGCCGAGGCGCGGGAGTGGCCCGTGGCGTTCCTCAACGAGCTCGAGGCCCGGCTCACCAAGCGGCCGAGCAACATCGGCTTCGAGGACCTGAAGAAGCGGGTCGGACTGCGGACGCGCAGCGTGCGCGGGATCTACTGATGGGGTGCACTCGAACCCTCATCCCGGGCGGCGCCGTGTGGACCTGCACGCGCGGGTTCGACAACCGGGTCGAGTGCAAGTTCTGCAAGACCCGGGTGAAGGATCACGTGCTGTGCGACTGGAAACTCAAGGGGGAGAAGGCCGGCCAGACGTGCGACGCGGTGATGTGCCGGCGCTGCGCCACGAAGGTCGGGGAGGACAAGGACCTGTGCCCGCCGCACGCGCGGGTGTGGGACAAGGATCCACGCAACCCCAAGAACAAGGCGCCGCCATGAAGCCGAAGACCAAGAAGCGCATGACGATCAAGGCGCTCGCGAAGCGGCGGTGTGACGCCGCGCGCCGGCGCAGTCCGCACCTGGCCTTCTTCCTCGACGACCCGCCGTGCAAGTCGTGCATCGACTGGGCGCGCGCGAAGCTGAAGGGGGGCTGATGGCGAAGAAGGATCGGGACCTGCGCGAGCTGCCACCGGGCGCCGAGGTGACGCTCATCCTGACCGAGGTGTCCGGGACCCGGTCGAGGTCGGGCGAGCGCCGGCGGGTGGTGGGTGTCGGCCGCGGCCGTGTGGCGGCCCGGGTCGAGGCGAAGGACACCCGCGAGGACCTGGTCTACCGGGTCACGCTCGAGCAGTCGAGCGAGCGGCACATGGTGGGCAAGGAGGTGGAGGTGCCGCGGGGGTGGCTCTACGCGCTCGACCTGCGCGAGGAGCGGCGTGCGTTCGAGGAGGCCGTGCGGATGTTCTGGCGAAAGGATCGAGGCTGATGGCGCACCTGCATCGGTGTCGTTGCGGACGGCTGTTCCGTTGCGAGGGTGTCCGGCACGCCGCGCCGGCGTGGTACTGGTGCGAGCTCGAGGCCTGCCCAGATCGGTCGCACCACGGGTTTTCGCTGTTCGACCACCTCGCGGCGCAGCGGCTGCGCCTTGAGGAGCGCGCGGCGGCGGGGCCGATCTACATCGACGCGTCCTTCGTCTGGACGCCGGCCTCGCGGTCGCGGAGCCTGCGATGCCGGGCACAAGGGCAGCGAGAACACGGAGGTAGCTGATGCCACTGTTCGAGATGCCGGACCCCCGGGTCCACCTGCGCTGCGGGGTCTGCAAGGTCCCCTACATCGCGCGCCTGGCGCACGTCCTCAAGGAGGGCGGCTGGGTCTACGAGTGGGTGTTCGTGCCGGACAAGCCGACGTGCCGCCACAAGACGGCGAGCGCCGAGCTGGTCGACGAGCGGACCCCGAAGGAGAAGAAGGCGACCAAGATCACCTGGAACATCGAGCTCGAGGCGAGGAAGCTCGGGGTCTCGGTGGCGAAGGCCGAGAAGAAGCGAGGCGCCCGATGAACACGCGCGAGAAGGAGCGGATCAAGCAGCTCCGGCACAACACGACGCACGGCGGATCCTACGTGCGCTGCCCGGGAGGTCACCCGAGCGTGAGGCTTCGGGTCGGGCGCGATGCGCTCGGCAAGTTCCTCGACGCCTGGTGCACCGAGGCCGGCTGCACGGCCCAGCCGGTGCGGATCCGGGACCAGGGGAGGGATGCCCATGGCTGACCGGCCGCAGGCGATGTGCCCGGGCTGCAACGAGCTCGTCCCGATCGTCAACGAGGTGTACTGGCCGCACTGGGCGACGAAGATCGAGCAGCTGCCGCCACTGCAGGTGATCGTCGACCTGTGGCCCTGCGAGGGCTCGGGGCTGCCGATGCGCGAGTGCCGGGTGTGCGGCTGCACCGAGCTCGACTGCACCCGGTGCATCGTCAAGACGGGCAAGCCGTGCAGCTGGGTCGAGGACGACCTGTGCTCGGCGTGCGGAGGTGACGATGCTGGCGCCCGGTGATGGTGAGGCGATCCGTCAGGCGGCGCTGCGCGCGCTGCGCGAGGACCTGGCCGAGGCGGAGTGCCAGGCGTTCTACCTCATCAACGCCCCCGATCGGATCACCGACCTGCGCCGGCAGATCGCCTACGTCGAGAAGATGGTCTTCGTCCAGCTCGGCGAGAATGGGCTGCTGGGGTGTCGGCGGTGACGGAGTGGAACCCGCGCTACGTCGCGTACGCGGCCGCGCACAACAAGACCCCGGAGGCGATGAGCAAGCACGACGAGAAGGCGTGGCCCGGCGGCAAGGCCGCGGGGTTCATCCTCTGGATCAGCGCGCACTGGTCGCGCTGGTTCATCGAGGTGAAGAAGACCAAGCGCCCGGAGCCGGTCTCGATCCGGTACCCCTACCCCCTCAGCGATGAGGACCACGAGAACTTCACGGCCTGGCTGCAGAAGCAGTACCCGGCCCCGCAGGAGACCCAGTGAGCGGAACCAAGGCATCGAATCAGCAGCGGACGTCGAAGAAGGCGGCCGAGTTCATCCTGCGCCAGCGCGTCGCCGTCGGCGGCGCCTACGGCCAGGGCTGGAACCAGGCGTGCGAGGCGCTGGCTGCGCAGATCGCCGCCGGCGCCCACCTCGAGTCGCCGCCCAAGGTGGTGCCGCAGGCGCGCGCGGTGGGCAAGTCCGAGCACGCGGTGGGCAAGTCCGATCACGCGATCGCCGGCAGCCTCGGCCGCACCACCGCCGCCGGCACGGTGCTGCAGCCGCGGGCCGATGGCGGCGTCACCGCGGCGCGGTGCGGCAAGGACGGCTGCATCCACCAGGCGGGTCACGTCGAGCTCGGGCAGCCGCTCCACAGCGATGGCGGCCGCACCTGGCGGGACCGGAAGTAGCCGATGGCGGAGTGGCGGCCGCACGACCCGTGGAACGAAGAGCAGGCCCGCGGCTGCGTCTGTGGCTGGGTGGGCTTCATCGAGGGCAGCGCCTGCCCGGCGTGCGCGCTGCCGCTCCTGCCCAAGACGTTGCGCGCGCGGCCAGAGCCGGTGCGGAGCGCGTTCGACTACCAGAAGGAGTTCATGGCCCGGCGCGCCGCGCGCCGCGCGAGGAGGACCGATGGCTGAGGACGAGAAGAAGACGATTCGCGAAGTCGAGGTCGACACCAGCGGCCGGCCGGGCACGCTCGACGAGCTCAAGGAGACCGAGGGCTACACGCGCAACTGCCGCTCGTGCGGCGCCGCGATGAAGGTCCAGACCTGGTCGTCGAGCGACGGCGCGCACGAGGACAGCAAGTACGTCTGCCCCAAGGGCCACGTCGAGTGGGTCGACGGGTGCGACTCATGAAGGGCTTCTCCTTCCGCCAGCCCTGGGGCTGGGCGATCACCGACGTCAGGCCCGAGCACGAGGCTCGGATCAAGGAGCTTCTGTGACGAGGATGAAGATCGGCGAGTTCCTGACCGGGCTCGCCGGCGAGACCTCCGTGGAGATCATCCACGACCCCAAGAACGACTACATCGAGCTCGTGAGCGAGAAGGGTAGGACGATCATCAAGCGCGAAGCCGCCTACCGGCTCCTGGGCGGACTGTACTTCTACCTGGGCCTCGAGCCGCCGGTCCTGCCGGTGCTGCTGACCACCGCCGCCACCTGGCTCCGCCGCTTCCTCGATCGCCACCCACAGCTGGCGATGGTGACCGAGGGCGGGATGCTCCTGGTCGATCGTCTCGAGGCGCACGCTCGGGTGGCCAAGCAGGGGCCGGCGGAGCAGGCGGCCTGGGTTGGTCGCCTCCTGGACAAGACCAAGGGCAAGGAGGATCTCATCGGCGCTTCCATCCCGCGCTGCGACTGGTTCGGATACGATGGCGAGCAGGCGCAGTGCGCGGCGCAGGGGACGCAGGAGATCGACGGGCGCCCCGTCTGCCCCGAGCACTACGAGATCGTGAAGACCCAGGACGCCTGGAAGCGGACCTACATCTACTGACGGAGCGCGCGATGGCGGACCAGGAGCACGACGTGAAGTTCGAGGACCTCGAGGAGATGGTGCCCATCGGGAACCAGCTCGAGCTCGACGACACCAAGGACGCCAACCCGCTCGCGCTCGACGTGACGATGGACGCCGGCGACGAGCGGGCAGCGCGCTCGATCGCCGCGGTGAAAGAGCGCTTGGCCTCGTTCAGCGTCGCGGCGGTGTTGGGCAAGGACCTCTACCTGACCTACTGCGCGTCGAGAGAGTGGAAGAACTTCCGGGGCGATCCGTGCCCGCCCTGGGACGACCTGCCTGAGGCGGTGCGGACGCACTGGACCGCGGTCGCGAGCTACGTGTTGCGCAAGTTCCGCCGCGCCTGACCCGGGCACGGTGGTAGACGATCACTCCCGCGGCCGCTACGGCCGAGGAAGGACGCAGATGGCGACGAAGAAGAAGGCTGCCAAGCAGCGCTGGGCGGTCTGTATCGACCGCCTGCACAAGTTCGTGTCGTCGGATGACGGCAAGGTCGCGTGCACCACCGATCGCAAGGAGGCGGACCGCATCGCCGCCGGCGTCGGTGGGCGGGTCGTCGACGCCGACGAGTGGGCCAAGCGCCCCCGGTTCCTCAACCAGGCCGAGTACTACCAGGTCTTCGGCGGCACGGCGGTCGAGATCGGGCTGAGCCAGATCGGCGGGCCGGTCAAGGAGGTGCGGGTCAAGAAAGCGACGTTCAAGTCCGGGCTCGGCCGCAAGGGCAAGCGCATGCGGCCCGCGTCCATCACCCTGGTGATCGAGTACGACACCTGAAGGAGTCCGATGGGCTACAAGGTGACCATCACCTACGAGATCGAGGTGACCTCCTTCGCGAAGGACCGCGAGCTCAAGGAGGTGGAGAAGGACCTGCAGATCCGCGCCGAGACGTCGGTGGGACACGGCCTGCCGCACTTCTGGCGGGTGAAGGCCGGGTCGGTGAAGGTGAAGGCGAAGCGATCGTGAGGAAGGAGGACCGGATGCGAGACAAGCCGAAGGTGCGGCTCGGCCGCGAGTACATCGACCTGACCGACCACCTGGGCGTCGACGACTTCGACCGGGTCGTGCGTGCCGTAGACGGCGTGATCGAGCAGTCCCAGTCGCTGGCGCTCGACAACGCCGAGGATCGCAAGGTTCTCGTGAACCGGGTGCTGAAGTCGCTGGGCTGCGTCGTGCCGCGCGGGAGCATGCGTCTGTGAAGCCGCCGCTACATGCCCAGGAGCTCGCGCACGCGCGCTGCCTCAACCCCGACTGCCCCGACGAGGACCACCCGATCTACATCACGCAGCGGTGCTGCCCCGACGCCGGGCTTGACGTCGCCTACGACCGGGCGAAGAACGTGCTCGCGGTGCAGTGCCACGCCTGCAAGACGCCGATCTGCGAGGTCGCGGTCGCGGTCGCGACCACCCACTAGGAGGATCCCGATGGCCCACACCTGCCACGCCAAGGGCTGCGACAAGGAGGTGCCGCCGAAAATGTTCATGTGCAAGCGGCACTGGTACATGCTGCCCAAGGACAAGCAGCGCGCGATCTGGCGCGAGTACCAGGAGGGTCAGGAGGTTCGCAAGGACCCGACCGAGACCTACCTCGAGGTCGCGCGCGACGCGATCGACTGGCTCTACGCCAAGGAGCAGGAGCTGGCGCAGCAGAAGGCCGACGCCGGCGGCCGCCAGGGGAAGCTCTTCTGACGCGGCGTCGCCCGGTCTCTCACGCGGAGGCACGCGCGATGGGATGGGAGAGGATCGACCCCAAGCCCTGGAACAACAAGCTCGTCGCCCGGTGGCGACACAAGGACGGATGGATCATCGGGCACTGCGGCCATCCGACGGCCAACCACCCCTGGGCTCTCTACGATCCGAAGGGGCTGATGCACTGCACCGGTGGACGAAAGCCTCACCGACGCCCCGATTGGGGCTATGCATGGGACACGCTCGCGGACGCGATGGAGTACGTGTTTGATCCCGCGCCCAAGGGCGACAAGACCCGGCCGATCCCGGCCGCATGGAGATGACGATGACGCTGATCACCGACGAGAACGGCAAGAAGCACGACTCGGAGCCCGAGGCCAGGCCGGGCAGCAACGGCCAGAGCCACGGGCCCGAGGTCCAGGACGTGCGCGGCCTGCCGACCGGCACGCTCCTCTACAACCTGATCCGCGTGGTCGGCGAGGAGGTGGGCATCGAGGGCTTCATCCACCAGATGGAGGCGGCGAAGGAGGCGAAGAAGATGGTGGGCGACCCGCCCCAACTCGCGCGCGCGAAGGAGGTCTACTCGGCGATGTGCCAGCGCCGGTTCGTCTTCGCCAACGAGCTCAACCAGCGCTTCAAGGACATCGACGAGGCGCGCGCCGTGGCGTGCGGCATCACCATCTTCGTCCCCAGGGGCGACGTCACGCCGGCCGAGGAGGCCGCGCCCGCCAAGCAGGAGGAGTGACGTGGCCCGGCCCTACGAGCGGCCGCGCCGGCTCTCGCCGGTCGAGCGCGGCCACCGGCCGGACTGCGTGTGGACAAACAACTTCGGCCCGTCGTGCGACTGCGACGGGTCGATCGGCCGGTCCCCCGAGGCCGTCGAGAAGCGCCGGCAGATCATCCAGGCCATGACGCTGAGCGGCTGGCGGTTCCGCAACGACAGCCACACCGAGACCTACCTCCACTTCGAGCGCAGCTTCGGTGAGCACCGGATGGGGGTGTCCCGGGTGATGTCGGGGTGGCAGCTGGTCTGGACCCGCGGGTTGGGCTGGACGATCCTCGAGGAGAGCCTCTACGGGACGATCGAGCTGTGCGTGAGCGCGCTGTTCGAGCACATGGTGGCCTACCACGACATGGCCGATGCGATCCTCGCGGAGAACGTGCAGATGAAGCTCGAGGCGGCGAAGGCGACGCCGAAGCTGACGTTGGTGCCCAAGGGCGAGGAGGGGTAGATCGTGGCGCGCGTGAAGCTGATGAAGCCGCCGCTGCGCGATCGCGTGATGGCGTCGGAGGAGTACACGAACACCACCGTCCACCTGCGCTTCCACGCCGGGCCCGAGTTCCCGACGTCACAGGCAGGGTGGGCGATCTTCCGCATCGACGAGTCGTCCGGATCGCTGGCGGTCGAGTCGGACTGGGGCAACTACGCCTACCGCTGGGGGCATGGCGGCCGCCGCGAGCGGACGCTGCGGGAGTTCCTCTCGACCTGCAGCGAGGGCTACATCGCGACCAAGCTGCTCTACGGCCACCGCGAGCAGGTCTTCGATGAGGAGACCACCAGGAAGGAGATGAAGAAGGCTGCCCGCGAGTGGTTCCGGGAGGGGCGGATCAACATCGTGCTCGACGAGGTGGGCAACGCATTCGAGCTGTTCCGATCGCTCACCAGCGAGATCCACGAGTTCTGTCGCAACGCCGCGGGGGTGAACCCCGGCACCGACCTCTACTACTTCGCCGGCGACCTGTTGAAGAAGGCGTTCGATCCGCTGTACGAGCACGTCCACACCGAGATGCCGGCTTGGCACCAGGTCCTGCACCAGGAGATCATCCCGGCGTTCCAGGCCTACCTGCGAGGAGAGATCGATGAGGAAGCCCTGCAACAACTGCCCGTGGCGCCGGGACGCGAAGCCTGGGTACTGGGACCCTGAACACTTCCGCGAGATCTGGACGAACTGCCAGGACGACGGCACGCACCTGATGCTGTGCCACAAGTCGGCCGAGCTGCCGCCGGCGGCGCCGAAGCTCATCTGCCAGGGGTGGATCCGGGTGATGAAGCAGAGCGCTGTCGGCGTGCGGCTCGCGCTGATGCGCGACCTGGTGACGATCGAGGAGGTGGACGACACGAACGTGCCCGACCTGTTCTCAACCTTCCGCGAGATGCTGATCGCCAACGGCGTTCGGCCGCCGCGGCGCAACCGCTACGTACCCCCGCGCAGACCGCGCGGGTAGAATGCTTGGCTCCACATGGACAAGATCACCGAAGCGCACGGAGACACCAAGGAGGCCTTCTCGCCGGAGTTCCGCCGCATCGTGGCGGTCGACTTCGACGGGGTGCTCCACCACGACGGGCATGGCTGGAGAGGGCCGGCGGTCATCCTCGGGCCGGCGATCCCGGGGGCGATCGACTGGCTGACCGGGCTGATCCGCGCCCACGACGACGAGGGCAAGCGCCGGTTCGACGTCCGCATCTTCTCGTCGCGCTGCCGGTACCCGGACGGCATCGAGGCGATGAAGGTCTGGCTGCGCGACCAGGGGCTGGCGCTCGGGGATCTGGCCGAGCTCGAGTACAGCACCGAGAAGCCGCCGGCGTGGGTGACGGTCGACGACCGCTGCTTCCGCTTCGAGGGGACCTACCCGACGGTGGCCTGGCTGGTCGAGTTCAACAGCTGGACGAGGCGGATGCCGACGGACGACGCCGCGTTCTTGCGCGAGCACGCCCGTTCGCTGACGCTGCCCGATCACATGCCCGACGAGCAGGTATTCAACGAGGCCGTGCGCCGCTTGTACGGCATCGCCGACTGGATGGAGGGGATCTTCCGGTCCCCGCAGGGTGGCTGATGGGGGCCTTCCGCAACGACGACGACCTGCGCCAGCACCGCATCGAGAACCTCGAGCAAGAGCTGGCACGGGCGCGCTACGAGCTCGAGAAGAAGAACGAGGAGATCGCCGAGCTGCAGAACAAGGAGAACGCGCGCGTCAACTTCTACCTCGAGTTCGGCGAGATGGAGGAGAAGCGACTGGCGGAGGAGAACCGCGAGCTCCACCAGCAGATCATCCTGCTGCGCGGTGGTATGCCGCCGGAGTTGTCGACGGCGATCGCGCGGGTGGCGAAGGCGAACGAGCTCGGGATCGCGCTCCAGGCGATGCGGCGCGAGGTGCGGCGGACGAGGCTGCTCGTCATGCTGATGATCGTGGCGTACTGGCTCTCGGTGGGCGGCTGGCTGCCCCTCTGATCGGAAGGTGTTCATGACGAGCGATGCGGCCTACCTGGCCACGAAGATCCCAGGGCTGGTCGTGCTCGACGGTGGCAAGTCCGCTGTCGAGCACGACTACATCGATGAGGTGTTCGGGCACCACGGCTACCTGGCGGCTCGGGTCGATGGCTACCGCCCGCGCGACGGGCAGATCAAGCTCGCGCGCGCGATCGACCGGGGCATCCGGGACCAGCGCCACGTGATCGGCGAGGGCCCGACGGGCACGGGCAAGTCCTTCGCCTACTCGGTGCCGGCGGCCTACCACGCGGTGCACAGCGGCAAGAAGGTCTGCATCGTCACCGCGAACAAGAACCTGCAGCGGCAGATCTACCAGAAGGACCTCGCGGCGCTGGCGGCGGCGGTGCCGTGGCCCTTCACCTACGCGATCCGCAAGGGGGTGTCGAGCTACCTCTGCCTGCGCAACTTCGAGAACCGCTCCTGGCGCGACCTCTTCTCGGAGGCGTCGGAGCACAGCGACATGATCCGCGCGACCGCGGAGTGGGCGGAGCGGACCGACAGCGGAGACTTCGAGGAGAGCCCGGGCCCGCCGCCCAAGGTGTGGGCCGGCTTCTCGACGTCGCGCGAGGAGTGCGACGGGCGGAAGTGCCCGAGCTTCTCCGGCTGCTTCGTCAAGAAGGCGAAGGACGCGTCGGAGAAGGCGCAGATCATCGTCACCAACTACCACCTGTTCTTCCTCCATCTGCGGATGGGCCTGGATCGACCGATCCTGCCTCACTTCGACGTGGTGATCATGGACGAGGCGCACCGGGCGGCGAACATCGCCCGGGACTTCTTCGGCACCGAGATCACCTTCGGCGCGCTCTACCGCTGCGTGACCAACCTGCACCTGATCGACGTGCGCGGGTTCCGTGCGCGTGGTGCCGCGCTGCGCGACGAGTACATGGCGGAGGTGAACCGGATGTGGGCGGTGCTGAGTCACCGCGCGCGGAGCAAGTCCCACATCCTGGGGGAGCGCAACCGCATCGAGACCGGCAAGCTCGAGGAGCTGCTGCACACGATCGACGACTTCTACAACGAGGTGGCCAACGCGCTCGATCCGCCCGAGCTCGCGGCGCTCTCCGGGCGCAAGGCGGCCCAGGGCTCGCTGGCGGCCCAGTACCGCAAGCTGGCCGGCAAGTGCGTCGAAAAGGCCGAGCAGCTCGCCGAGTTCCGGGCGACGGCACAGGAGGGGATGGTCTACTTCATCGAGGGCTCGGGGAACGAGGAGCGCGGCAAGTACGTGCGGCTCAAGTCGCGCGCCGTCGAGGTGGCGGGCTTCATGCGGCCGATGCTCTTCGAGCGCTACAAGACCGTGGTGCAGACCTCGGCGACGCTGGCGGTGCGCGGCGGCAAGGGCAGCGACTTTGCTTACCTTCGACGCGAGATGGGGATGAACCCGCGCGCCGGCGCCGAGGATCTCTCGATCGAGGAGCTCGTGGTCGAGTCGCCGTTCAACTGGCCCAAGCAGGCGATGCTGGTGATCCCGGCGTCGATGCCGGAGTTCACGCACGGCGACGGCAAGTGGGACGAGTCCGTCCTCGAGCACGCGGTCCGGACGGTCAACATCATGAAGGGGCGGACGCTCTGCCTCTTCACGAGCTTCCGCATGCTCGAGCTGGCCAAGGAGCGGCTGCGCCGCGAGACGCGGTACCGGATCCTCGCCCAGGGCGAGGGGACCAACCGCGAGCTCGTGTCGGAGTTCCAAGCGGACATCGACTCGGTGTTGCTGGGGACCGAGTCCTTCGCCGAGGGCATCTCGGTGGAGGGCGAGGCCTGCAGCTGCGTCCTGCTCGACAAGATCCCGTTCATCAACAAGGACGACCCGGTGATGGCCGGCCTCGAGCGCCGGCTCAAGCAGCGAGGGAGCCGCGAGGACGTCTTCCGGTCCTACATGCTCCCGGAGGCGATCATCAGCTTCAAGCAGCGGGTCGGTCGGCTCATCCGCACGGTCGAGGACGTCGGCGTCGTGGTGGTGCTGGATCGGAGGTTGCTGACCAAGCCCTACCGGACCCAGTTCATCAAGAGCATCCCGCCGATCCGGCGGGAGGAGAGCCTTGACTCGATCCAACCCTTCCTGTGGGAGAAGGGGGTCGTCTAGGGCATAAGCCTCGAGAAGGAGGTACGCATGATGCACAAGAACCGGATCTGGCAGGTCAAGGACCTGCCGATCGAGTCGTTGGCCACCGAACTGCAGCGCTGCACCTGGTGCTGCTGCTCGGGCTTCCGCGCCGGCGGCATGCTCTGGCTCAACGACGCGACGAGCCCCGACGGCGCCCAGGAGTACGCCGTGATCCGCGAGAGCGACGGCGCCCAGGTCGAGTCCGTCACGGTGAGCTGGTGCAAGCCCGAGGAGCTGCAGGCGTACATCGACCAGTACGCGGCCGAGCTCGCCACGATGGCGCCGCTGCTCGGGCGGCCGCTCAAGGAGTCGTCCCTCAGCCACGGGCCTCACCCATGTGCGCACTGCGCCTGAACGAGAGGACGATCCGCCCCGACATCCAGCACTACGCCAACTTCAACACCTGCTACGCGGTCTGGCTCGCGAAGGTCGACGCGCTGTGCGGGCGGTTGCTCAACATCGAGCTGATGCACCTGATCGAGTCGGAGGGGCTCGACCCGATCGAGTACTACGAGGAGAACGTCCACCCCGATCAGTACTTCGCCGGGGTCGTCGTGCCGGCGATCGAGAACGAGCAGGGGGGCGAGTTCATCGACGAGGTCATCGGCCTCGAGGCGATGTGGGGTAACAAGTACCCATGACGGAGATCCCTTACGACCTGCTCTCGAAGCGGATGCGCTCGGTCGCGTCGACCGGCTACTTCAGCGGTGGCAGCCGCGGCTTGCTCGACCAGGCCTACCTGGCGCGCTGCCGCAAGATCCACCACGGCGCAGTGCTGATCTTCACCCGGGACATCGGCCACCACCACAGCGGTTGGTGGAAGAACCCGGACTACGAGCGGTGCTACCACCTGTCGATGTCGGCGGCACCGCGGGCAATCTGGACGCCCGACACGCCCGACCTCGACGCCGGAGTGCGCGATGCCTGGATCGCGGCGTTCTTTCAGGAGCACGTGAGCAAGCTGTGGTTCGAGCCGCCGTTCTCGCCGGAGGGCAAGGCCTCGAACGTCAACCACTGGCGACTCTTCTGCAACGACGTGTGGGAACCGATCGTTCCCCGCGGGGAGGTCTACACGAAGCAGTTTACCGAGATCGGATGGAAGTCCTGGTCTGAGGTCCAGGGCGCTCGCGCCGAAGGCGAGCAGCCGGAGTGATCCGGCGCGGGACGCACGCATGGAGGCGTGCGTCCTTTCTTAGGTATGGAGGATCGTGATGTTCGACGGAGTGAAGGTGTTCACGGCGACGAAGGCCCGCGACCGCGAGGTGCTGGGCGACCTGGTGACCGACTGGCTCAGGAGCCACAAGGACAAGGAGATCGTCGACAAGGTCGTCTCACAGAGCTCGGACCAGGCGTTCCACTGCCTGACGATCACGCTGTTCTGGAAGTGGCGCCGGTAGCATGAAGGAGCGACCGATCATCATGACCGGCCACTCGCCGGTCGCGACGAGGGAGGGACGGAAGACCCAGACACGTCGGGTCGTGGTTCCGCAGCCGCCGTCGACGTACACGCGTGCGGCCTGGTTCAGCGCCCCGGTGATGGGCTGGACGAACGAGCGCGTCCCGGCGAGGAAGTGGCACAAGGTCCGCTGCCCCTACGGGGTGGTCGGCGATCGGCTGTGGGTCCGCGAGGCGTTCTGGCAGATGCACGACTCGGACAGCGACGGCTACCAGTCGATCGACTGCGGTCCGAACCTCGAGGTGGAGAGCCTGCCGGTCGACTACGTGGCGTCGCCGGAGAGCACCGAACCGCCGGTGGACGGCCGCGAGGTCGTGCCGTACACCGATGAACCCGGGCCCGGCGACTGGTGGGTGTGCCCACCGGACAACTGGGACGGCACCGACGAGGATCGCGACAAGCGCGGCCGCTGGGAGTTCCTCCCGTGGTCCAAGCCCCACACCAAGTTCTCACCGCTCTTCATGCCGCGTTGGGCCTCACGCCTCCTGCTGGAGGTGACCGACGTTCGCGTGGAGCGCATCAAGGAGATCAGCTACGAGGACATCCTGGCCGAGGGCATCGTGTGGCCCGCGGACACGGGTGGCAGGACGAATCGTGAGGTCGCCCTTGCGACCTTCGAGGAACTCTGGAACAAGATCAACGCCAAGCGCGGCTACGGCTGGAACGAGAACCCCTGGGTGTTCGTGATCTCGTACAAGGTGATCGAGGGGCTTGCGCCCGGCGCGTCACACTCCGTATGATGTGATCACACCAGGACAGCTCGGGCGCCGCGCGCCCCTGCACCGGAGGATGAAGATGGAGACCGATTCCGAGAACCCGACCGACAGCACCACCGTCGAGACCCCGCCACCGGCGAAGCCGAAGCGCGCCCCGGCCTCGCGCAACGGCAAGGCGGGCGCCGCCGTCCGTGCCGCCACCACCAAGCCGGCCAAGGAGAAGAAGGCGAGCGGCCGCGGCAAGGCGCCGCGCACCGAGCTCCCCGTGGCCGAGATGAACAAGGACGAGCGCAAGGTCCTCGAGACCCTCTACTCGTCCAGCGGCCCCCGCGAGGGCAAGGCGCTCCACGAGCTGCAGAAGACCTGCTGGCCCAAGATCAAGGGGACCTCGAAGGCCCGCAACACGATCCGCCGGCTGGTGAAGTTCGGCTGGCTCGAGCTGCAGGAGCCGACCAAGCAGGAGATCGCCGCGCACGAGAAGGCCGGCAAGGGCCGCCTCTACTCCAAGTACCGCCTGACGGAGAAGGGCCGCAAGCGCGGCCTCAACTGAGCGATGACCGCCCAGATCCTGCTCGCCGCAGACTTCGGTCTGCCGGCGAGAGCCGTGACCGAATCCCTGGCGGTCCTCGGCCGCAAGGGTGGGGGCAAGACGAACACCGGGGGGGTGCTCTTCGAGCAGATGCACACGATCGGCGCGCAGTGCGTGGCGCTCGATCCGGTGGGCAACTGGTGGGGGCTTCGGCTCTCCGCCAGCGGCAAGCGCAAGGGGCTCGACATCCCCGTCTTCGGCGGCGCGCACGGCGACAAGCCGATCACGCCGACGTCGGGGCGCTTGCTGGCCCAGCTGGTGGTCGACCGCAAGGTGAGCTGCGTGATCGACCTGATGACCTTCAAGCCGGAGCAGCGGCGGTTGTTCGCCGCTGACTTCGCCGAGGAGCTGTTCGAGCTCAAGAAGACCCGCCGCACGCCGCTCCATCTCTTCGTGGAGGAGGCGCGCAAGTTCATCCCGCAGGTCTCGAAGAGCAAGCTCGACCTGCGGATGGCGGACGCGTTCGACGACATCGTGCGTCTGGGCCGCAACTACGGTCTGGGCGTGTCGCTGCTCGATCAGCGGCCGCAGAGCGTGAACAAGGAGGTGCTGTCGCAAACCGAGATCCTCATCGTCCACCAGCTCACCGAGACCCACGGTCGCAAGGCGATCGAGGACTGGGTCCGCTCCAAGTCCACCAAGGGGGCCGAGCAGCTCGCCGATCTCGACCAGCTCGAGGTGGGCGAGGCCTTCGTCTGGAGCCCCGGGCTGCTACGCACCTTCGCCAGGGTCCGGGTCCAGAAGAAGCAGACCTACGACGCCTCGGCCACGCCCGAGCTCGGCGGCGGGCAGGAGGACATCGCGCCGCGGCCGCTGAGCCAAGCCGACCTCGACCGCCTCGAGGAGGCGATGAAGACGGTCGTCGACGAGGCGGCGGCGACGGACCCGACGAAGCTGCGCCAGGAGGTGCAACGACTGCGCGCCAAGGTCGCCGAACTCGAGGCGCGCCCAGCGCCGGCGCCGGCGGCGCCGCAGGAAGTGCGCCAGGTGCCTGTGCCGGTCATCGACAAGGACACGGTCAACCGCCTGGAATGGCTTGTGAAACAGGTTGTTGGCGGCTTGGCGCCGATCGGCGAGCGGGTCACCGAGATGGGGCAGCACCTGGCCAACATCGGGTTGGCGGCGGCGTGCGCCACCGCGACCTCAAGCCGGCCAACGTCACCCGCGCCAGCGCGCCGACCGCTGTCGGTGCCGGCACCCCGGCCCGCGCTGGCGGCGCCGATGGATCAGGACCAGCGCCTGGGCGGCCCGGAGAGGCGCATCCTCGAGTCCCTGGCCTGGCTGGCGTCCATCGGCATCCACGAGGCCGACGTGACCACCTGCGCCTTCCTGGCCGGCTACAAGGTCGGCGGCGCCTTCAACAACGCCCGCGGCCGGCTGCGGAGCTTCGGTCACGTCGACTACCCCACCAACGGCACGATGAAGCTGACCGAGCACGGCCGCGCGGCCGCGCCGGTGATCACCGCGCCGCTCACCACCAAGGAGTTGCAGGAGCACGTGATGGCACGGCTGGATGGGCCGCAGCGGCGCATCTTGACCCCGCTGATCGCGGCCTACCCGGAGAGCATGACGACGCCCGAGCTCGCGGCCGCGGCCGGGTACGAGATCGGCGGCGCGTTCAACAACGCCCGCGGCCGGCTGCGGTCGATCGGGCTGGTCGACTACCCAACGACGGGGACGGTTCGAGCGGAGGACCGTCTCTTCCTGAAGAGGTGACGATGAAGTTCCAGGAGATCGAGGCGTTCCTACGGGAGCGCGACATGCTCGACGTGCTCAAGAGCCTGTTCGACGCGGTCGAGAAGGAGGAGGCCTTCCTCGCCGAGCTCAAGCAGCGCCGGTACGACCCGGCGATGAAGGAGGAGGCGCAGGACCTCTACGCCGAGGACATCACGCGGGCGATGGTCGACGGCTCGTACCTCAACCCGAGGAGCGTGCTGTCGCACCGCGATCGCTACATGACGGCGTGGGCGATCGCGCAGATCATGGCGCAGAAGCAGCGCGCGGAGGAGGGTGACGACGAGGAGAAGGACGCGTCGCAGACGCTGCTCGAGCTGCGCGACGCGAACACCAACCTCGCGATGCAGACCGTCGGGGCCATGATGAAGCTCGACGAGAAGGACGGCCAGCTCGAGGAGGCGCGCGCGGACAAGGCCATCCTGGTGAAGAACCTCTGCTGGATGGCGGAGCGAGTGCACCAAGGACATCACCTGGAGCACAGCAGGGGCTGGCGCGAGTGCACCCAGGGCGTGTGCGGCTCGATGGAGCACATGCTCGCCCAGGTCGGCCTCGACAAGAACCTCAACAAGATCAAGCGGAGGCCGTGATGGACATCGAAGCTCAGATGAAGGAGCGCCTCGCCGGCTACGTCGGCTTCCTGCGCCAGCTCGCCACGAAGGAGGGGACCACCGACCTCGACGGCGAGCAGCTGCAGCGTCTCGCCGAGTTCCTGACGCCGGAGGTGGCGGACGAGGTCGACGAGAACGCGGTGGGGCTCAACCGCTGGTCGATGCGCGACTGGGCGCGGCGGCCGCGTCAGACCGGGATGGAGCAGCAGAACGAGAAGGTGGTGCTCGCGCTGCTGAACCTGTTCTCGGCGCTCGAGATCCCGTTCTACATCCGCGACAAGCGCGGGGAGAAGACCGGGCGGGAGTACTCGACGCCGGACCGGCTCGAGATGCTCAAGCAGAAGTTCGCCGAGATCGGCTCGAAGGCCGCTGCCTACGAGAAGGAACTCGACAGAACGAACCAGCGGCTCGACGCCTACGAGATCGCGCTGCGCGCCGCCCTCAACGAGCTGCGCGAGAACGCACACCACGAGCAGGCCGCGGCCCGGGTCAAGGTCATCCTCGAGAACATCGTGCACGACCCGACGTCGAGCGTGCGGATCTCCGAGCCGGACGATCGCGGCGTGCGCCACGTGGCGCTCGACGCGCGCGAGGTGATGTTGCGCCTGTGCTTCCAGCGCATCGTGCACGACCTCGCGCCCGACGAGCGGATCTGCAAGCAGTGCCTGGGCCTCGGCATCTTCAAGGTCTCGGCGCCGTACGGGATGGGCAAGCAGAAGCCGAACGAAGAAGCCTTCCCCTTCCAGCACCAGTGGCTGTCGCCGTGCCACCACTGCTACATGGGCAAGGTGCGGGTCTGCTCGCACTGCAAGGAGGACCTGCCGCGCTCGCGTACGCGGTGCGAGTGCAAGGCCGCGCAGGCCGAGCGGATGGCGGAGGAGGCGCAGAAGGAGGAGGAGCGGCGCACGACGGTGCCGAGGATCGCGCTCGCCGACTACACGCACCCGATGGTGTGGTGCGACGAGACGGACAAGTTCATCCAGGTCGACTACCTCGAGGACCACCTCGAGGAGCACCCGGACGCGGTCTTCTTCGCCTGCGAGCCGACCGAGCCGCTCACCAAGCCGGACGCCGAGGACGTGATCGAGACACTGCAGAACCGCGCGACCGAGGAGGCGAGCCCGGAGGACGGGGAGGACGTCCTCGACTTCAGCAAGGAGGCCACGGCCGAGCTCGACACCTTCCTCGAGGAGTGGTCGAAGAAGCACGTCGTGGCTCGGACCCTGTACTACCCCGACATGAACCTGATCGTGGAGGTCCCTCGTGGAGATGCAGCTGACGCCGTGCCCGATGTGCGGGCTGATGATGGAGCCGGGGAAGGAGCACCCGCCGGAGCCGACGATCTGCCTGGCGGAGATGCGCCGGGCAATGACGCGCCAGCGTGAGCTGGCGACGTCGCTGGGGATGGAGATCTCCATCCGCTTCCTGTCGGTCCTCGAGGACCTGGTGAAGGACCCGAGTGTCGGGATCGCCTACAAGGTTCGGGAGGGCGGCGAGCTCAAGGTCTTGCCGGCGAACCTCGTCTCGGGTCTCTTCTCGGCGATCCTGATGCGGTACCAGGCGAAGTGCGACTGGACCCCGCTCGCGGATGCGCGCGCGCGGATCCAGCAGCTCGAGCGCGAGCTCGCCGAGCTCTCAGGCGGCGCGTAGCTCTTCGACCCGGTCCTTCCGGTTCGTGATCTCGCCGGCGTTGATCTTGCGCTGGGTCTCCATGGCCCACGCGTAGGCCTTCTTCCGGCGCCACATGAACAGGTAGGCGCTGCCGCCGAAGATCTCGGCGATCCATGCGGCGTTGCGTTCCATCCGCTCCTCCGAGAGCTTGCCGTGCAACTCGAACTGCACGAGCAGGGTCTCGGTGTAGCCTGCGCGCTCGAAGCGCGCGCGCAAGGTTACCACCGCGGGTAGCACGAGCAGGTAGGCGATCGCCATGAGGACGTGGTTCGCCGGCCAGGCCCACCGGCCGAGGGGCCACCGGTGGAACTGCTCGATGTGCTTCTTCTCGTGGCGCAGCGTGCCGTACTTGCTGTCGTTGCTCGCGGTGTCCCAGTCGTCGCCGACGTACATCGTCGACCCGATCGTGGTGGTGAACGAGCCGAAGCTGCGCTGGGTCACCTTCTCGAGCAGCCAGAAGATCGGTCGGAGCCACGACTTGCTCCGCCGGCGGATCTTGAAGCGCGGGAACTCCGCGAGGGTCTGCTTGCGAAGCAGCTCGAACCGGTTGATCGACGACATCTTGACCTCCAGGATCGGGCATGAGAACGCGGACGGCACCCCGGCAAGAGGCCAGGGTGCCGATCTGTGGTGCCCGATCCGGAGATCAGGCGATGACGCCGCCGCCGCCGGTGCGGCGCGTCCAGGCGGCGCCGGTCCAGATGAGCTGGCCGCGGAGGCCCGCGGTCGACAGGGTCAGCGTGGTGCCACCGGTCAGGGCGGTCGGCGTGATGACGACCGTGCCCGCCCCGGTCTTGGTGCGGAACATGTAGGAGATGGTCTCCCCCGCGATCGTCCCGTTGGCCAGGGTCATCGCCATGCCGGCGATGGCGGAGTCGAAGATCGCGAACCCGTCGGTCGGGCTGATCGCGCCGGCCGCCGAGTAGACGGTGGTCTTGATCGCGTCCAGGAAGTCGTCGAGGTCGTCGAACTTCGCCTTGATCTCGAGCGCACGCTCGAGCTTGATGGGGACGCGGACGGTCTTGAGAGCGAGCTTGGTACGGGCCATGGTGATCTCCTCAGGAGGTTCATGGTAGGGCTGGGTGCCCTACGCCCTGGTTCAGGCGACGAAGTCGACGGAGGTGATGGTCTTGTAGGCGAGCTGGTAGAGGATGACCGGCAGGGTGCCGTCGGTGGTGAAGTCGATCTCGGTCTCCGCCGCGGCGTTGGGCTGGCTGGTCGCCAGCTGGATCGCATCGGCGCCCAGGCCGCCGTTCACGATCGCGTAGTAGGTCGTCAGTGCGGCGAGGCCGGTGGGCAGGACACCGCCGTCGCCGACCGCCAGCCGGACCGGAGCCTCGTCCGGGATGGCGTGGCCCGTGATGCCGACCTCGTCCGACGCGTTGTCGAAGAGTTCGACGTCGAGCACGCGGCTGAGCGTGATCGTGCCGGCGCCGGCGCTGGTGATGGTGATCGGGGTGCCCTCGTTGGCGTCGACCTCGCTCTCCGCGAGCTGGAACCGCCCCGCCGAGACGGCGATGGCCCAGTACGGGGTGAGTGCGGCGAAGCCGCCGGGGATCGTGACGGTGGAGGCGATGTAGAAGGGGCCGTCGCCGGTGTTGAGGCCGTGCGCGGCGAGGACGAACTCACCGCCGGTGATGCTGAGCCCGGTGCCCTTGGCCGCCCACCCGGTGGCCGTCCAGATGAGGACGCCGCGGTCGGCGGTGTTGTCGAGATCGAGGTAGGTGCCGCCCTCCATCGTCGTCGGCGTGATGCGCACCGAGGTGACGATCGAGTGGAAGTCGGCCACGGTGCGGCGCAGCTCCATCGTGCCCGTGCCGTTGCCGGTCAGGTTGATCTGCGTCCCCGCCTCGGAGTCCTCGAGCGTCTCGGCGAGCTGGATGTTGTCGGTGTCGACCGGGATCACGTAGTAGGTGGTGCCGTTCGCCAGCCCGGTCGGGGCCACGCCGCCGGCGACGGTGAAGACGACCTCGTCACCGGTGCCCAGGCCGTGGTCGGTGATCTCGAGGCTGTCGCTGCCGTGCGTGACCGATTCCACGGCATAAGGCTGGATGAGGTACAGCGTCCCCGATCCCTCGCTGGTGATGTCGACCGCGACGCCGGCGGTGGCGTTCGCCTCGCTCAGGGCGAGCTTCACCTGGTACTCGTTCTCCTCGATGATCCAGTACTGCCGGCTGGGGCTGATCCCGCCGGGCAGGTCGTTCTGGTCGGAGAAGATGTAGAACGGCCCGTCGCCGGTCGAGAGGCCGTGCAGGTCGTAGCTCAGGAGATCGTTCTCCGGGTCGACCGCGGGGATGGTGAGGCGGTTGCGGAGCTTGAACACGATCCGCTCGCCGACGGTCGCGCCATCGGCCAGGGTCATGGCCTGGCGCGGGACGTTCGAGTCGATGAGCGCGAGACCGATGCTCGGGCTGATCGCGCCGGCCTCGTCGTACTCGACGGTGCCGATCGCATCGAGGTAGTCGTCGAGGTCGTCGAGCTTCGCCTTGAGGGCGGCGGCGTTGAGACCTGCGACGGGGGAGCGGACCTGACGGACGGTGAGCTTGGTGCGCATGGTGACCTTTCAATGTCCACGCGACGGATGATCCGTCGCACCAATCCCGCAAGTATCGGCGGAGACTTGGCTTACGTCAATCGTAGCTGGAGGGTGAGATGTACAGGGCCGAAGCCTTCCGAATGGGGCAGCAGAAGCTGCGGGAGGCGTCCCAGTGGTGGGACGCCTGGAACGCATCGATCCACAAGTACCGCTGCTGGGCGATGCTGTTCGTCTCCCGACAGTGGGCGTTGCACACGATCGATCAAGCGATCGGACGATCGGAGGTGGTGGCGCATGCCACGAATCTGATCAACGCGCGGAACGCGGCCCACGACTTCATGCTGGTGGCGATCGAGAGCGCCCGCTCGCAGGAGGCATGCGCGCGCTCGTGCGAGTTCATGGCGCAGGTCTACTTCGAGCAGGCCGAGGGCCGGATGGGAGGAGGCGAGGATGGTGGGTAACCACGAGTGCTGGGACATGGTGTGGAACCCGGTGCGTGGGTGCACGCCGGTCTCGGAGGGTTGCAAGAACTGCACGGCCGCCCGACTGGCGGCACATCTCTCGCTGCAGGAGAAGGAGTACGACGGGCTGGTGCGCTGGAGCGACGGCCTCCAGCCGGAGTGGACCGGCTACGTGCGCGAGAACCCGCATGCGCTGATGGAGCCGCTGGTCTGGTCGCGGCCGATGAGCGTGCTCGTCGGGAGCATGTCGGATCTGTTCCACCCCGCGGTGAGCGACGACTTCATCAGCGACGTGTTTCTCACGATGATGACGAACGAGCCCCACACCTTCAACGTCGTCACGAAGTACGCGTTGCGGATGGATCAGTGGTTCGGATCCTTCTCGGCGTGGCAGGTGATCGACGCGACCGAGAAGTGCGGGCGCGAGTGGCCCCTGCCCAACATCCGCATCGGCATCAGCGCCGAAGACCAGGCGACGCTGGACGAGCGCGGAACGCACCTGGTGAGCGTTCCGGCGGCCTCCAAGATGGTGGTCCTGGAACCGCTGATCGGCGCCGTGAACCTGGTCGAGGTCGAGTGCCCGGTGATGAACGACCAGCCGTGTCCGCTCTGCGGCGACGGGTACTCGCTCGGGCACGGCTGCACCAACGGCTACTACAACCTGCTGCGGGAGGGTGTCGACTGGGTCGTAGTCGGATGCGAGACTGGTCCGCGTTCGCGCACCCGCGTCATGAAGAGCGAATGGGTGCGCGCGATCCGTGACCAGTGCGAAGCGAACAACACCCCCTTCTTCTACAAGCAGGCGAGGGATGCGCAGGGCATGCGCATCTCGCTGCCTGCGCTGGATGGACGACAATGGCTGGAGAGACCGACGTGAAGGCCGAGCCCGTTCAAGCCCCGACCTCGCCGGCGCCGGCGCCGGCGCCGCCACCTGACCCCGAACCCGTGCGCCCCATCGCCCCCGAGATCCTCGCGCTGCTCGAGCGCGGGCGGGCGATCCAGGAGCGGATGGGCGCCATCCGCACCGAGCTCGGCGAGCTGGTCGACTCGCTCCTGGAGAAGTTCCCCGGCTACAAGAAGCAGATCGCCGACGTGCTCGAGGGCGAGGCCCAGCGGCTGCTCAAGCTGCACCACGACGAACAGCAGGAGGCTCGGCGCAATGGATCGCGGTAGATACCTCTGCTTCGAGGGTGGGCATGCCAGCGGCAAGAGCGCGCTGAGCCTCGAGGTCAACGCCGAGCTCGGTCGCCGCAACCAGCGTGCGACGCACGTGACCTTCCCTTCCGACCGTTCCGACGTCGGGAACCTGATCCGCGCGTACCTGAAGGGCGAGGCGGCGATCGCCAGCCCGAAGGCGCTGCTCTACCTGTACGCCGCCGACGGCCATGCCGTGGATCCGTGGATGAACGAGGTGCTGCACTTCGGGGCGCACGTGGTGGCAGACCGACACCCGGTCTACTCGGGCAGGGTCTACCAGCTCGAGCATCACCCGCAGTGGCACATCGAGAACGTCTACGCGACCGCCGAGCTGCTCGTGCCTGACGTCCTCTTCGTGGTCGACGTTCCGCCGGAGGTGGCGATCGAGCGGATGCAGCGGCGGGAGAAGTACAAGGCGAAGATCTTCGAGACCTCCGACGTCGAGAAGATGGAGGTCTACCGCCAGCGCTACCTCGAGCTCGCAGCGACGGCGGTGGATCGGCGCCTCGCGCGCCGGTGCCACGTTCTCGATGGCACGCACCCGATGGGGGACCTGGTTGCCGACGCGATCAGCTTGGCCGGCCCCTTCTACTAGGAGATCGAGATGCAGGGCTACAAGAAGGAGTGGCGGCCGCCACGGTCGCCGCTCACCCCGACCGGCAACGTGGTGGCGATCGCGGTGATCGTGATCGGCCTCCTCGTGCTGCTGTCGTGGGCGCGTTGACACCCTGACCGGCCGATGGTATCCGTCAACGGATGCCACGGACCGTCGGATCAACGGACTCTCCCGAGACCATCCGCAACATCCACGTGGGCGCGCCCGAGGACTTCCACCGCCGACTGAAGGTGGTGTGCGCCAAGCGAGGCGTGAAGCTCAAGGAGTACGTCCTGGCCGCGCTCAAGGAGAAGGTGGAGCGCGACGAGAAGGCCGACCGATGATCTGCGGTCGCTGCGGGTCGCCGAACCTCTTCCAGTTCGAGTCCAGCAAGGGCGCGGTCGCGCCGGCGATGCTGCCGCTGGTCTGCCGCGGGTGTGGGCAGATCACGGTCAACGGCGAGCCGCTGGCGTTCCCGGCCGAGCTCGAGAAGCAGGCCCAGGACATGGCCGCGGCCGCGGCCGCGGCGGGAAAGGAGACCACCGACCAGGTCCTCGCCGATCCCGAACAGCGGATCGAGGTCTACTTCACCAACGTCTACCGTCGGGCCTACCTCGACGGGTTCTTCCGCGCGCTGCTGTTCTGGCGGCACCACGGGAAGGAGGGGCGACTTCGTCGCGTGCGAGATCTGTGGCGCCAGCACGCGCCGCTCGCGCACGTCGCGGAGTCCTCGACCATCGCCTTGAACATCCCGAAGGCGGCGTATGATGAACTTCGGCAGCTCCTCGAGCTCGGAGAACACCATGCCCCGCGTCCTGCGAACGAGCGTTCGTCCCTACCAGTCCGTCACTCACGAGTGTCGAGACGAGCGAGGTAACCGTGTGGAGCGCGCGGGGCGCTCCAACACGCTCTGCAAGTACTGCAAGACCTTCCTCGTCTACGTGTTCGACAACACCCCCGCTCAGCTGCCAACCGTCCGGAGATCCACATGGCCCAGATCGTCGTCCGCAAGTTCACCTGTGACCGCTGCTCCAAGCAGTACAGCGAGACCGAGTCCGCCGGGAAGGACGATGCCCAGTCGGCCAAGCCGACGGTGATCTTCGTCCTCGAGTCGAGGATCCCGAACGAGAAGGCGAAGGTGATGCCCGAGGTCGTTCGCTTCGAGGACCTCTGCCCCAAGTGCAGCGGCCGGGTGATCGACCTGGTGAACGCGATCCGTCTGGACAAGCCGGAGAGCGACAATCCCAAGCCGGACGGCCCCGCGGCCGAGCCGGCGCCGGCAACCGCGCCGGCGGCCGCGGATGCCACCGGGAAGGTGGACAAGACGGCCGAGAAGACCGACAACAAGAGCAAGGGCCCCCGCGCCGGCGGTTCGGCCGAGCCCACCACTCACTGACCTCGCGAGGAAGCCATGGCCACCGAAGACGAGACCGAGACCGAGAGCGACGAGACCGAGTCCGAACCCGAGTCGGAGTCGAGCGACGAGTCGTCCAGCGACGAGTCGGACGACGAGGACGAGGAGGAGGACGAGGGCGAGGACGACGACTCGGACGAGGGCGGCGAGTAGCCACCAGCGTTCGAGCCGGCGCGCACGAGATGGGGCCCCGCGTGGGCCCCATCGCCTTTTTTAGCCTGCGCTTGACATTCACACCGGGTGTGACTCAGTATGAGCGGCGATGGAAGACACGCTGCTCGGGGTTCCGGTAACGCGCGATCTGCCCTGTTCGCTGGACGATGGCGCGTTGAAGAAGGCAGCTGCCGAGAAGGAGGAGATCGAGAAGATCGGCCTCACCGTCACCGGCCTGCACATCTCCTCGCCCGATCGTCCGCTGCACTTCTTCGTGAAGTTCGCGCCGGGCAAGGGATCGTGGGAGGCGCGCGGGAAGCTCGAGGCCGCCGGCTACACGGTGCGCCAGAAGATGACCCCGACCGACCTGTGCTTCTACGTCACCAAGGCGGTGACCGAGGCGAAGAGCTGGGCAGCCGACTGACCACAAGGAGAACCTGATGCCGATCTCTGCAGCGGACTACAACAAGCGCGAGCTCGAGCAGGGGCGCCTGAGCTGGGAGCAGCTCGCCGTTCTGTGCGAGTACGCCAACGTCGCCCACCTGAAGGACAACGTCCGCAAGGGCACGCTGACCTGGGTGCGCATCGCCGACGCGGTCCGCACCTTCCAGAAGAAGCGCGCGCTGAACGCCGACGGCATGGCGGGCGAGACGACCAGGTCGCGCGTCAAGCTCCCGAACGACCCTCCGGCGACGTCGACGTCGGTGCCAGTCCTCTCGATCGAGGACTGCTTCAAGCCCTGGGACGGGCCGGCGGTGCGCCAACCGCGCAACCGCAAGGAGGTCATCGAGATGTTCGGCGACCCCGGCACGGTCGTCGAGAACAAGGGCTGGTCGAAGACCAACCTGGTCGAGTGCCACACCCGGCTCGGCAACCGCCTGCCCGGCGTGCCCGAGAAGTGGTGGGTCTCGGTCCACCGCGTCGTCGAGCCCTACCTCCGCGAGTTCTGCCGGCGCGTGCAGATCGCCGAACCGACCTTCCAGATCGAGGTCATCGGCTCGCACAACTGGAGGCCGATCCGCAACAAGATCGGGAACCCGCTGTCGCTCCACAGCTGGGCGATCGCGTTCGACCTCACCCCGAAGATCAACCGCGGCGTCGACGTGCCCAAGGGCAAGGCGCCGCAGGCCTGGTCGCCGGAGTGGGACAAGCTGTTCCCGCCCGATCCGCGGCGCATCACTCGCAACGTCGTCCGCTGCGCGGCCGCGTGCGGCTTCGCCTGGGGCTCGGACTGGGACGAGGATGGCCTCACCACCGACGAGACCTGGCTCGACACGATGCACTTCGAGTGGATCGCGCGCGGCGGGCGGATGGCGAACTGGGTATGAGCCGGCCGCGCGGCAAGGTCGCCGGCGGCTACGTGCGCCGGACGATCAGCATCCCCAAGCGCCTGGACGACGATCTCGAGGCCCACCTCAAGAGCCGGGAGGGGGCGACGCTCTCGGCCGTCCTGACCGTCGCCACCGAGGACTTCCTCCGGGCTCAGAAGCCCAAGAAGGATCGCTGATGCCGCTCTACGACTACGAGTGCCCCCACCACCACCGCTTCGAGCACTTCACGTCGATCGCCGATCGGGAGAACCCGATCCCGTGCGAGGGCACGGTCAACCAACTCGTCATGGATGACCAGGTCGTGGCCAAGTACGCCGACGGCACGGAGCCGCTCCCGGACGATCTCGCCTGGCAGGAGCTGCCGGTGATCGACGAGGCGACCGGCCAGGAGACCGAGACGGGCAAGATCCTCGTTCGCAAGGTGCCCTGCCAGCTGCAGGCGCGGCTGATCATCGGGCAGCACAACAACCCCGGCGGCGCGATCTTCCACAACGCCGCCGCCAACAGGGACGCAGCGCGCGAAGGGCGCTACGACCCGGCGAACCCCAGCCGGCGGTTCGTCACGAAAGGACGCGGATGGCGCAAGTAGACGAAGGCATTGTTCTTCCTCTCCCCGAGGTCACCCCGCGCGTGCGCGAGGACGGCCACGCTGTCGTAGAGCTGGTGCAGGATGGTGAGCTCGTGGGGGAGATCGACTTCACCAAGATCATGACCAAGCTCGCGCAGGGCCTGGGGCTCATCCCCAAGCCCAAGCCGGCCGAGCTGAAGTCGGTGCCCTGATGACGATGGAGAAGTACGGCGTCGCCGATCCCAAGGCCCTCCAGCGCACCGAGCTCATCGGGGTGCGGAGGCGGCTGGGGGAACTGCGGCGCGCCAGCTCCGAGCTCGAGAAGTCCGCGGCCGCCGGCGAGATCGCTCGCCTGCAGGCCCGCGAGACCGAGCTCGTGAGGGCCATCGCCGACCAGTAGGACGGCGCCGGCACAAGCCTCTGGAACCACCACCCGCGCTGCACAATGCCGCGGGGTGGTCCGTCACCGCCGAGCAGAGCTCGGCAACGGAAGGAAAGACCGTGGCGAACAACGAGACCGAGAACAAGAACGACGACCTGGACATGGGCGACCTGTCCTTCGCTGACGACATCCGTGTCGCCGGCGACACCCAGATCAGCTGGGTGAAGGCCCTGGGCTACGGCGTGTCGGGTGGCGGCAAGAGCTCCGTGCTCGCCACCATGCCGGAGCCGCTGATGATCCTGCTCACGGAGAAGCAGGGGGAGATGTCGATCCGGCGGGTGAACCCCCGCGCGCGCATCGTCTACATCGAGGAGAAGATGGTGTGCCGGTGCCACCAGACGAACCCGGACAAGTGCCCGGATGGGGCGCGGAAGGGCACGGAGAAGCTCTCCGCGAAGGAGGTCCTCTACGGGATCATCGACGAGCTGGCCACCAAGAAGCACAGCTTCGTCTCGGTGGGGCTCGATTCGCTGACCGACCTGCAGAAGATCCTGCTGTCGCACATGAAGGGGGGCAAGGCCGGCGCGAAGATCTCGCTGCCCGAGTGGGGCACGCTGGTCGACGAGACGCGCGACATCGTCATCAAGCTCCGCAACCTCAACATGCACGTCGGCGTCGTCTGCCTCTCCGACGAGAAGCAGGACAACAACAACCGGATGATGCACAGGCCCGCGCTGGCCGGCAAGAAGCTGCCGGGCGACGTCGTCCAGTACTTCAACCTGTGCTTCTTCCAGCGCAAGATGCGCGATCCGAACGCCGTCGGCGGTGCGACCTACGAGTCCGTGTTCGACGCCGGCGACGAGTACTACACCAAGACCCACCCGGCGCTGGCGCCGGTCGAGGCGCCACTCTTCCGTGGCTGGGTCGACAAGATCGCGGCCCACGCTGAGGCCAACAAGGAGGGCCAGATGCCGTCGGCCAGCACGCCCGTGTCGACGCCGGCGTCGCGCCAGACCAACCAGCGCAAGAGCAAGGAGGCGCTGCTGAAGGAGCGCATCGAGAAGCCCGAGATCAAGGCCCTCTTCGACAAGCTCGATTCGCCGGAGGCCAAGCGCCTGGCCGGTGCCGAGAAGTACCAGTCGGACGAGAAGCTGATCGACGTCCTCAAGAAGAGGATCGTCGAGGCGGAGGCGCTGAAGGAGGAGGAGCGGCGCAAGAAGGCGCGCGAGGGCAAGGAGGATCCCGCGGCCGAGCCGGCGCCGGCGGCTGAGGCCCCGGCCGGAGGTGCGGCGTGAAGCGGCTGACGATCAACGGCAAGGAGCTCAAGGTCCAGATCTCGCCGACGTTCCTCCAGAACTCGGCCTGCCCGCTCTACCTCAAGCTCCACTACGTCGACCGCGTCGACGAGCGCTTCGTGCGCATCGCGGCCGAGCGCGGCAAGGCGGCGCACGCCGCGATCGCCGAGCTGGTCAAGTACTGCATGGACAACAAGATCGCCGTGCAGGACCTCGAGGACGAGATGCTCCGTGAGGCGCTGCAGCGCAACCTCTCGCCGCAGATCATGACGGAGATCTCCGAGGTCTACTCGTGGCTCCGGCTGTGGCGCGAGCGCTTCAAGCTCCCCAAGAACATCCACGGCGTGGAGGAGCGGGTCGCGATCGACGACGAGTTCGACGAGTGCGACTGGAAGGCGGCGAGCTACCGCGGCATCGTCGATCTGCAGCAGGTCTCGGGGACCCACGCGATCGTGACGGACTGGAAGAGCCAGCCGCACATCCTCGCCCAGGGCGAGCTCGACGTCTTCGAGCAGGGGACCTTCTACTGCTGGCTGATGTGGAAGATGTACCCGCACCTGGAGACCTTCACCTTCCGGCTCTGGTACCTGCGCTACGGCTTCTACGCCGAGACGCACCGCACCCAGGAGGACCTGGCCGCGTTCGAGAACGCGCTGATCATCCGCGAGAACGTCCTGATGCAGCTCGACAACTGGGAGCCGCTCCCGGGTGCCCACTGCCAGTACTGCGACTTCATCCACATGTGCCCGATCGCTCAGGACCTGAGCCCGAGCAGCTCGGAGATCATCACCCAGGAGCAGGCCACGCTCGCCGGCCAGCAGCTCACCGTCCTCGAGGTGAAGGTGAAGGCGCTCAAGGACGGGCTGAAGAAGTACGTCAACGCCAACGACAACGTCCGGCTCGGCGACAAGTTCGAGTGGGGCTACAAGCACTCGCAGGGCCTCGAGTGGAAGGCCGACGAGGTGGAGAACGTCCTGCGTGAGCACGACCGCGATCTCTCCGAGGTCGCCAACGTGGGCGTGAAGCAGATGAAGAAGCTGATCAAGTCGCTGGCGACGGAGAACCCGGCGCTGGCGCAGGCCCTCGAGGACCTGGCCAAGCCGAAGCACAAGACCGAGTTCAAGGGCTTCAGGGCCGGGGCGGGTGACTCGGACGACGAGTAGTCGTAGACTCGGATCATGCCCACCCGCAGAGAGCAGCTGTTCAGCGCCAAGAAGACGTCGCCGGTGTCCAACGTGATCCCGGCGACGGTGCGGTTCAAGATCGACAAGAAGAAGGGGCGCCTCGAGCCGTTGCCGCCGGAGCAGAAGATGCTCTGTGCGCTGCGCAAGGTGCTGTCGTCGATGTCCGGCCGCGAGGAGCGGTGGTGCATCATGGGTAACAAGGTGGAGCTCACCTCGGCCCCGAGCACGACCGAGGGCAAGCCGGGTGGGCCACAGAGCTACCGCGCGGCGGGGCGCTGCAAGGTCGCGGTGATGCGCGGGGACGGGATGGTCACGAAGTTCATCCAGTTCTCGATCAGCTACCGCGACACGCAGGACAGCATGGGCATCGCCGACGTCGAGTACTTCGACCCGACGACCATCGACGAGATCAAGCGCAGTTCGCCGACGAACCTGTCCGCGCTGGCGTAGTCCCCCCGGAGCGCCTTGCGTGGGGCGGGAGCCTCCTCGACATCGAGGAGGCTTTCGCTTTTTTAGGGCACAAGGGCGATGGAGAGGACGTGCGTATGGACCACAAGAACGTCGAGCTCGTGCAGGTCGCGGGCGAGATCGCCCTGCCTTCGCGGCCGCGGCCGCGGTTCTACCTGACGTCGGCGGAGGCGATCCCTCATCGCCCGGTCGAAGTCGTGACCGATGAGGAACGGAGGTACGAAGAACAGCTCGAACCGAAGGCTGAGCTTCCCGAGGACTTCTTCAAGGCGCCACGCGTCGATCCACCGGTCGCGCCCGGGTTCGAGGTGAACCTCGAGACGCTCCTCGGCTTCCTTGAGGCGATGGGACAGATCCTTCCACCCAAGTCGAGCTACCCCATCCTGTCGAGCGTGAAGGTGTGGCGCCCGCCGACGGAGGAGGCTGGGCCCGGGACGCTCTACCTCGAGGGCGGGAGCCACTCGGTCTGGACGCTGGTGGCGATCAGGGGCCATGCGATGGTCGAGAAGGGCTTCACGGCGATGCTGCCGGTCCGTCGCGCGACCAACGTGCTCAAGGTGCTGCGAGACGACTGCCCGAAGGTCGTCCTCGGCGTCGACGACCACGGGGTCGGCATCGGCCCCTACACGGTCCCCTTCGGCGGCGACATCGACGACTTCCCCGCCCGGCCCACGCCGATGGAGTGGATCGCGCGCGCGGCGATGCCGGCAGCGTACTTCAAGGAGGTCTGCGATCGCCTGCTGCTGGTGCGCAACGAGGCCTTCTCCGATGCCGCGCTGCACGGGGTGCTGTTCGACTTCGAGTTCGCGGAGCTCGACGGCCGCCAGGCGCCGACCTGTACCGTCGTCGCATCGGACGGTCGACGGATCCACATCCTGCGCCTGCCCCAGATGATGCTCGACGTGAAGCAGGTGCGGCTGCGCGCGTTGCCGCCGACATGCACCGTCTCGGCCGGGTTCTTCACCTACATGAAGGAGATCATCCAGCACGAGTGGGCGGCCCTCGAGTTCAGCGGCGACCAGCTCGTCGCGCGCGGCGAGGACTTCATGGTGATCGCTCACGCTCCGGCCGAGAGCAAGTCGTCCAGCGTGCTCGCCGGGTGGCGGCGCTTCGACCGAGACTGGGACGGCTACTGGCTGGCGTCGAAGGAGAAGCTCGACCAGGTCCTGCTCTACGCGATGCTCGGCGGCACCGCGGAGACCTGCCGGCTGCAGGTGAACATCGCCCAGCAGACCATCACCGTGTCGTCGGAGAACGACGCCGGCGACCGCTACAAGGAGGCCATCTCGGCCCGAACCTTCAGCGGCGCCCCCGTCGTCGACACGATGTTCAACATCCGCTACCTGCGCGACGCGGTGGCAGCCACGCGAGGAGGCCTGGTTCGACTGGCGTTCGATCGCGACACCAAGACCCAGGAGGCATCGCCTCTCGTCGTTCGCGGCGAGGACGATCAGTTCAAGGCCATCATCATGCCCGTGACCGAAGGAGAGCCATGACCACCAACGAGAAGTGCCCCGTCTGTGACGGGGCGACGAACCGAGTCGAGGTCCCCAAGCAGCACATCCGCGTCTGCGCCGACTGCGGCCAGATCGTCCAGGTCCTGCCGGACGGATCCCTCTCGCCGCTCTCGAGCATGCTCGAGCGCAACGCCCTGGGCGACGATCGGGTGCGGGCGGCGATCACGGCCCCGCACGTCACGACGGTTCGCTCGTTCATGGAGATCTACGAGCAGGCGTCGCGGACCTTCAACCTCACGATGGCGCAGGCGGTCGGCGAGCTCCGCCCCGTCCTCGTCCAGATCGAGAACCGGATCGACGCAGCTCTCTCGGTCTTCAGCGGCTTCGACCTGATCGACGACCGCGCCGGCGAGGCGCTGGCCGCGCTGCGCGAGGCGCGCGAACTCGCGTCGACCGGGGCCGCGCGGACCCGCGGCGTCCTGCTGGAGAGGGGCAGTGCTGAGTCTGCGTGAGATCGGTCATCCGGCGGACTGTGCGCACTGCGCGCACCTCCGATCGCTGACCAGGCAGCGCTTGGCGCTCGAGCAGCCCCGGACCGTCGCGGTGCAGACCTGGTGTCGCATCTGCGGGTTGCCCGTGCTGCTCGGCGACATCGCGCTCGACTACGAGTACGCGCTCCGCAACTTCTACATCCTCGACGACCAGCCGATGAACCACAAGACGGTCCACGCGGAGCGTGGTGGATGGGGGGTGCACTGGCGACTCGACGAGGTGCTCACCACGGTCTTCCCCAACCAGCACACCTCCGTGTGCTGGCCGACACAGCCCTGGTACGAGCACAGCGAGGCAGAGGATCAGGCGGTCCTCGTCATCGATACCCGAGACGTCCAGTCGGTGGAGCGCGTCGTCGACATGGAGCTGATGATGCTCCGGAACATGATCAACAACGCACGGCGCTCGCGAGTCGAGCTCCTGCAGATGAGCGATCCTGTTCTCGACACGAAGGAGTTCTCGGAGCTCTACGAGCTGGTCGGTGTTCGAGCGCCGTTCGCGATCGTGCGAGTGAAGGCGACGGGGAAGATCGGATCCATGCTGTTCCAGAACGACCCGCGCTACTACTTCTCCTTCTCGCCGGATCGAGTGATATGACTCGGTGCGTGCTCTGTTCCGAGGAGATCGAACCCGGGACACCTGCTGTCTCGATTGCCGGGGGGCTGTTCCCCAGAGAGGAACCCGACCTGTTCATGATCGACGAGCAGGTGCTGCGTGAGAGCCACGCGCACCTCGACTGCCTGCTGGCGTCGGTGCGTGCCGTCGCCCGTCAACCCCCTGGAGGATCCTGATGTTCTTTCCTGCGATCGTTCTCTTCCTGCGCCTGCTGGCGCCCGCCAGCGAGCTCAGCGCGTCGATCGCGCCGCTCAAGGACGCCAAGCACCTGAGCGAGGCCGAGCGGTTCGAGTACGCCTTCTACATCGTCGCTGCGGCGGAGCGGACCAAGCTCGACCCCTACCTGGTCGCCGCGGTGATGTGGCACGAGTCGCGCTTCCAGAAGGGGGTCAAGAGCCGGACGAAGGACTACGGCCTGATGCAGGTGCACTGGCAGAAGCTCAACCCCCAGATCGGCGAGACGTGGCTGATCGGGATGACGCCGGCGACGCTCATGGATCCGATGGCGAACATCAACGCCGGCGCGACGCAGCTCGCGCACAAGCGCCGGTTCTGCCGCGGCAAGCGGCACGATCCCGAGGACCATCCTTGGTGGGCCCACTACAAGTGGGGTACCGTAGTGAAGTCCCCGTCTTACGGCGAAGCGGTCGGGAAGAAGTACAAGGCACTCCTCCGTAACCGTGGGAAGATCACGAAACCACATCGCAGTCGAGGACCTCGTCCTACATCGTGAACGTCAAGCGGAAGCCCAACGTCGAGGCCGTGGAGCAGATCAAGGGGCGGCCCAGCCGCCTCTTGACCTCCAAGTGCCCCGACTTGCGCTCCGTCTTTCCGTCCACGTCGTGCACGAACCTCGTCTGCGAGTACCGGATCAGAAGCGAGACGTACCTGAACTGCTCGTTCGTCGCTGCCACCGCTGAGGGCCCGTCCGGAGGGATGACGCTCGAAGCGATCGCCGAGATCATCGACGACGAGCCGATGACCCGGGAAGCCATCAGGCAGACCGAGAAGCGACTGCTCAGGAAGCTACGCGGGCTGATCGACGGTGAAGCTGATGAGCACTCCCCCGTACGTCAACCGCGTCCATCTCCAGGGCCACGTCTCGTCTCATCCTGTCCAGAAGGCGATGAACGATCGGACGAACTTCACGATCTTCGAGCTCACCCTCGTCGAAAGCTGGGACAACGCTGACGGCCAGCGCCGCGAGCGGAAGAACAAGGTGATCGTCGAGGTGGTGGGGCGCGACTCCGACATGGTGGTCGCGGCCGCGAAGGTAGGGCGGTGGGTGACGCTCGAGGGCTACATCCGGTCCGAGCTCTTCAAGGGCGAGGTGTTGATGAAGGTCCGCACGTTGTCGATCGAAGTCTGGGAGGCGCCCGTTGGAAGACACCCCAGCTGACCTGATGCGCTCCCGCGCCGATGCGGCGATGCGCGCCCAGCTCGACGAAGCCCTCCCTGGCTTCACCGAGTATCTGAAGAACGACAGCAAGGCGGCCGGATGGATCGCCGAGCAGGAGGCCAAGATCAAGCAGGCCGCGCAGGATGAAGATGGAATCCTGCTCGAGCGCGCGCTCGGGAGCTGGACGAAGGCCGTCGAGCGCGTCAACGAGATCCTCGCCGAGCGGTACCGGCAGGCGAATCCGGACGCCGCCGGCGACGGCTGGGAGCTCCGCTACGTGAAGTGGATGACCAAGGTGAAGTACATCCGCTTCGAGTGCCCGCTCGGCGAGTTCTACGTCGTGCCGAGGATGCCATCGCGGCGCCCGAAGGCGCCCCACTGGTACACCGTCGACGAGATGCTCGACATGCTGCACCCGATGGTGGCGGAGACGATCAAGACCTTCGGCTCGCTGCCGGTGCGGCCGGACTCGTTGCCGGGTCCGGGCCCGAACGAGAAGCATCTACGCATCTACGCCACCGGCGCCGCGCCGCCCATCAAACCAAACGAAGAGCGAGCCTGGGGCGAAGGTCAGCTCACCTACGACTTCCAGGAAGGAGGGCGTCGTGGACGAAGGAACGTTCGTTGATGGCCTGATGAAGACGATCGCGAAGATGTGGCCTGAGGCCACCGCGATGCGCATCGTCGATCGCTTCTCGCTCGGGATTCCAGACCTGATGGCCTGGATCCCGATGGGCGAGAAGTACCCGTGGTCGATCGCGATCGAGGCGAAGGCGATCGACCCGCTGATGCCGGACCCGTTTCACCGCGGCCGGCGTACCGGCCTGATGCTCAAGCACCCCTTCACCGGCCCACAGATCTCGACGCTGCGGAAGCTCAAGAAGTCCGGCGTGCTCGCGATGGGGCTCGTCAGAGCATCCGACGACACTGCCTTCCGAATCCTACCTGACGACCTACCGGCAACGTCCGGCAACTTCACCCACGAGCAGATGCTCGAGATCGGAACGGCGGTGCGTCGCCGGTCCGACGGGGTGTGGAACTTCTGGGGGCCATGATGACCAAGTACCTGGTGCACGACATCGAGACCATTCCCGAGACCGAGCTCAAGGCGGAGTGGGAGGTCGACGCGGAGAAGCAGCGCGCCAAGGGCGTCGCGGACCCGTTCCCGGGGATCGCCTACCACAAGGTGATCTGCATCGGGATGCTCACGCTCGACCGCGACCTCAAGCCCGTGAAGTCGGGGTGTGCCGAGGGCGGCGTCGCCGGCGGCAAGAGCGAGAAGGAGATGATCGAGAAGTGGAACAAGGTCGCGTGGGGCGGCGGCGGGACGGGCACGCAACTCCACCTGGTCGACTGGCACGGCCGCGGCTTCGACGTCCCCGTGCTGCAGACACGCGCCTTCCGCTACGGCATTCCGCTGCCCTGGTACTTCGGCTTGCTGCCGGACAACCGGGGGACGATCTCGTCCTTCTCGAAGGAGTATCGCGATCGCTACGGCGGCCGCCACGAGGACCTGGCCGAGTACTGGACCAACCGCGGCGCGTTCGCGCGGCCGCGCATGGCGAGCCTGGCCAAGCTGATCGGCCTGCCCGGCAAGACCGGTGTCGACGGCAGCAAGGTCTACGACCTGTGGAAGGACTTCCGCCGCCACCTCGGGTACGCCACCGAGGACGGATCGCATCACGTGCGGGATGGGCAGATGACGGAGGCCGAGCTGCTCGTCGCGCAGGAGAAGCACCGAGAGGTCGCGCTCGAGGTGGCGAAGCAGATCGACACCTACTGCATGCAGGACGTCTTCCAGACCGCGTTCATCCTGCAGCGCACCAGGTACCTTGCCGGCGACGTCGAGCTCGACGCCTACAGGGAGGCCGCGCGCGCCCTCTACGACCACATCGCGGCCATCCCCGACCAGGCGGACTTCGCCAAGGGCGTGGATCTTCCCTCGCTGTTGCTGGAGTCGTAGTATCGAGGGCGATGCCCACCCTGACGATCCAAGGAACCATCGCCTTCCCGCTGGGTGCCGAGGCGACGCCGCCCTCTCGCCCGTTCAAGTACGAGCTCGTGTACACCGAGAAGGTGGCGCAGGACTTCGTCTTCAACGGGGCAGAGATCGGCGTCGACCTGATGGGCCACATCGGCGACGCCAAGGCCGCCTACCTCGAGGTGGTGGCCGGCAGCGTCGAGGTGTTCATCAACGGCGCCGAGGAGTCGATCGAGCTCTCGGTCGACGGCGGTCAGTGGATCTGGGGGAACCCGAACGGCGGCCTGACGGTGCTGAACGCGACCACGGCCGACGACGCGCGCATGCGCGTCTACCTGTTCGCCTGACGCCGGCCTTCTTTCTTAGCCGTCACTTGACGGAAAAATGTTTCCTCCGTACGGTGGGGCATGTCCCGCCTGTTCGACGCCGGCGCGCGCGAGCGCAAGACCTCTGACGAGCGCCGATCGCGAGACGATGTCCGCCGGCGCGCCGAGGAGATCGACCGGGTGCTGCAGGAGACGCAGCTCGTCGACGCCGCGGCGGACAAGATGGCGGCGCGGCTGCGCACGCAGCAGACCTCGGTCCAGTCGGTGGTCTACGCCTCCTACCGGGTGCCGGGATCGAAGTGGACGATCGAGCACGCCCGCGCCGGCGACGACTACATCTTCCAGCTCTTCCCGCTGAAGCCGCCGAAGATCGAGTGGAACGACGTCATCCTGGCGATGATCGCCACGATGGACTCGATCTTCCCCCGGAGCATGAAGATCGTCTACCGCCCGCCCCGCGAGGACTACAAGATCCAGTTCTTCACCGTCACGGTGGAGAAGGTCGTCGGGCAGCCTGGCTGGGAACGAGCCTGCAAGGAGCGCGCGCTTCATGGCCTCTCGCAGATCAACGCCTGGCCCCTCTAGCTTCCGCGGTCCGGCGGCCTGGGGCGTGGAGGTCCGCGCCCCCAGAAGCCGCCGCTGGACCCTCCTGACCAAGCCTGGGCGAGAGGAACCTCTGGCGACATCGTTGGCCCACGCTCGGGCCTGGGCGGCCGACTGGACCGCCCGGGGCTGCAAGGCCCGCCTGGTGGAGCTCCAGCGGTCCCGGGGAGGCGGCTTCCGACCGCGGCCGCCGGCGCCACCGCCGGTCATCCCAGGCCAGCTGGCGCTCTTCTAGCGCCGCTTGGCCGCGTGCATGCGCCCCAACGCCTTCAGCAGCACGCCAGCTAGGAGGCCGCCGCCGACGCCCTTGGCGAGCGCCCCGGTCATGGTGCCCTCGGGTCCGTCGTAGGGGTTGCCGGTGAGGGCGGCCTTGGCCTTGGATGCGCCGTGGACGGCGCCCGAGCTCAGCGCGCCGGTGACCGCCAGCCGCTCGAGCAGCCGGTCTGGCCGCGGCGCCAGGAAGCTGGCGGTCTTCCGCAGCGCCGGCGTCGCGGTCTTCAGGAGCTCGTCAGCGAAGGCCTTGCGGTCCATCGGGTCACTGGTTCGCGTAGAGGGGCTGGCCGGCGCCGGCGAGCTGCATGCGGATCGGGCGGAGCTGCTCGAACTGCAGCGAGACGCCCTCCATCAGCAGGACCGAGCCCGAGGAGATCGAGAGCTGGTGGCCCTGGATGTAGCACTCCTCGAGGTAGACCGCGCCGACGGTCATGTCGAGCTGGTTGCGGAAGTAGATCGCGATGCCGGTGGGCTGGTTGAAGATGTCCGACGCCAGGTTGAGCCACAGGTCGTCGTAGCCCGGGTTGAACTTCACCCGGTGCAGCTGCTGCTGCAGCGTCGGCAGCTCGAGGAGCGTGGCGTTCGGATCGGGGACCTGGACGCCGCCGATGTTGACCGTCGCCCCCTTCCCCTTGTGGTTGAACTTGAGGTCGCCGGCCGACTGCTTGTAGTGCGCGTACAGCGCCTTCATCAGCGACGGGCCGTGGTAGAGCACGCGACCGAGGGTCACCGACCCGATCGTGCGCCCGGGGATGAAGTAGCTGCGGTTCGAGCCGATCTCGAAGATCCGCTGCAGCTGCTTCGACTGCGAGAGGCCGACGTTCTCGAGGACGCCGATCGGGAAGACCATGTCCCCCTCGTCGGCGACGTCGATCGTCCCGTCGTCGGCGCCGGCGCCGGCGGTGATGTCCGACAGGCGCGGCGGCCCGGCGGCGATGAGCGTCGTCTCGGCGGAGACGAACTCACCGCCGAGCAGCTCGGCCTGGACGTGGTGGTTGTGGAAGTCCCAGTTGTTGAAGGACGTGGTGGCTGCGGGGCGAAGGGGCATCGGCGTGTCTCCTTACCGGGACCGGTCCATCAGACCAGGAGGGTCAGCTTGATGTTGTTGAGCGGCAGGGGGACGTCGATCTCGATGTCGATCTCGACGGTGTCCGGCTGGCTCGAGGACTCCTCGATCCGGGCCATCTGGCCGCTGCGCAGCGGCGCCCCCACGCGCGGCGCGCGCTGGTTCTTCAGGAACGTCAGCCCGCCCTCGCCACGGGTCTTCAGCAGGTCGAGCACCGTGTCGGTGATGTTGTAGATGCCCAGGAACGGCTTGTAGAGCCCGCGGAAGAACCGCGCGATCAGGTCCACGTTCTTGGTGACCGAGTACTCCTGGAAGTAGATCGTGCTCAGGTCGGTGGTCAGCTGGTGGCGGATCGACAGCGCCGCCCCCACCACCGGCTGGACGAACACCATGTTGCCGCCGCCGGCGATGACGTCGAGCTGGGTGTCGGAGAACTTGTCGTCCGAGTTCTCGCGGCCGACGAACCCCGTGACGGAGAGGTTGGTCAGGCCCGCCTGGCTCGGCAGACCGGCGGTGATGCCGGCGATCACGGCGCCGGCGTAGTAGCCGGGCACCGGCGTCGCCACGCTGTTGATCGAGACCGCGAGGACGTCGGGCCAGGTGTGAACGCACCGCCTCGAGGCGAACGAGGTGGCGTAGCCGGCGAGCAGCTCGGCCTGCTCGGTGAGGCTGAGGTCCCGGGTGATCCGGTACTCGACGTCCTCGATGGTGCCGCCGAAGCCGGCCGTCGGGTCGGACGCCAGCGTGAGCTGCGTCTCCGAGACGACCGCGGCGATCTCGTGCCGGGTGCCGAGGATGTACTCGTCCTCGTCGGTCGAGGTGTCGACCGAGACGACGTCGAGGACCGTCAGCGTCGGCGTGTCGAGGCCGTTGAACTCCTCGTCGACGGGGGTCGTGGTGTTGTCGGTCTTCACCTGGGTGGGCGAGATGACCGACTCGATCACGTGGTCGTCGTTGTTGGCGCCGTTGGTGGCACCGGCGACGCGGAGCACGCGGCCGACGTCGGACGCGGTGAACGCCGCGTTGAGGACGGTCCAGATGCGGGAGGTCGCATCGACGCTGTCGGCGCTGACGTCGCGGCCCGGCTCGCGGTTGATGCCGTAGACCGCCTGGGTGACGCCGCCGCCGAACGTCTCGTTGCTGCCGGGCTCCTCGACCGTGGTGATCTGGGTGCCGCTCACCACCGAGCCGATGGTGAACGCGCCGTTGTTGTCGGCGTCGGCCGCGCCGCGCACGAACAGCAGCCGGCCGACGTCGGCCGCCGTGAACGCGCCGTTGACGAACGACCAGGTCTTGGTCGCCGCCACGACGGCATCGGCCGCGTTGTGCGCGACCTCGCGGTTGAGGTCGGCGACCCACGCGCGCGCGGTGGACGGCAGTACCTCGTCGGTGTCCGGCTCCGGCGTGACAACCACGCGGGCCGAGCTGGTGATCGCGGTGATCTCGTACTCGACGTCGTTCAGTGCCGTGGTCGCCCCGTCGACGATGACGAACCGGCCGACGTCGCCGCCGACGAACGCGCCAGCGGTGAGCTGGATCGTGTCGGGGTTGATGCCGAACCAGTCGCGCTCGTTCGGCGTCACCGAGCGGTGCACGCCCTCGACCGCGACGTAGTCGGTGATCTCGAGGAAGTGGCCGACGTTGACGTCGTCGGTGATGAAGGTCCCGTTGGTCGGGTCCTTGAACGTCAGGTTGGTCGCGCCGCTCGTGCCGTTGTCCGCGCCGGCGGACGTCTCGGTCCCCAGGCCGCTGGCGGGCACCACGACCTCGAGCTCGACGAGCTTCCGGTTGAACATGCACACGCGCTCGCGGCCGACGGTCGAGAGGGACATCCCCTCGACGTGGGCCTTCGCGAGCTGGTGCACCGCGGTGTTGTGGGTGAGGACGGCGATCGCGTAGACGTCCTTCGCCTCGAGGAACTCGAGCGCGTCCTGGAAGGACTGCTCCTCGTTGTCGAAGAAGTCCTCGCCCAGGCCGGTGAAGTTGACCTCGGTGGTCGTGTTCTGCAGCGCGAGGTTCACGCCGTAGGCGCCGATGTTCGACGGCACGACCGCGCCGACGCCGAAGACCGCCTCGAGCGAGTCGAGGTCGGTGAAGACCGACAGGGTGTTCGCCAGGTCCGGGCGCAGCGCGCGCCACGCCAGGACGACGTTGCCCTCGACGACGTCGAGCGGCGTGGTGTCGGTGACCGACTGGAGGCCGGCGGAGATCGCCACGCCGGCGGCGCCCGGGACGATGCCGTTCGCGGCGTACGAGGAGGGCGGGTAGACCTCCTCCTCGCGGAACTCGAGCACGCGGTAGACGACGTTCGAGAGCGGCAGGCCACCGCTCTGCCACTCGGCCGCCACGATCAGCTCGTTGTCGCTGTTCTTGCCGATGACCAGCTTCCGGCCGACGTCGGCCGGGTCGAGACCGCCACCGGAGATGATGTCGACGTAGAACGTCGGGGCGCCGGCGGCGTCGGGGTCGAACGACGAGAAGGCGCCGGTGGTCGGATCCTGGAAGAGGTTCTGGGTGGCCAGGCGACCGGTGATCGCCTGGGCCTTCTTCACCAGGTAGACGTCGGTGAGCGACACGCCGACCGGCTTGTGAGCGTTCGCCTCGGCGTCGGTGCTGGGCACGGCCGAGATGTCGACGACGGCGCCGGTCTCGAGGCCGGTGTACGCGTAGGTCACCGTGCCGAGCTCGTCCTCGTCGTAGATCCCGGCGACGACGTCGTCCTTGACCTGGAACCCCGGGCCCACGACGCACGCCGGCAGGCTGGGGAGAGCCAGGGCGACAGCGGCGTCCTGGAACTCCTGGATGACTTCGATTGCAGGGCGGCGGTAGGCCATCGAACGTTCCTCCTGATGCGCGTGCTACGGGGTGCTTGTCCGAACTTCGACGGTGCGCAGCTTCTGCTTGCCTTGCGGCTCGACGCTCCAGCGTCGTTGAACTCGTGCTTGGATCGCAACCGGGACCACGGAGATCTCGGGTCGAACACCCCCCTTGACGAGGGCTTCTTCTCCCATCTGGGCGGCTTCGATCCTGAAGAAGCCCAGGTGGGACGCCCGCATGATACCGCGACTGGCCAAATTCCGCAGGACGTCGCGCAGGGCTTGGAAGCTCTCGAACAGGTAGCCCGCGATGGCCTCGGCCTCCTCGCCGCTGCGCGAGAAGCAGGACAGGACCAGGCTGCCGGTCACCAGATCCGTATAGGTCCGGCGCCCGGAGCGGAGGTCTTCGTGCTGCAGCTGGCGGAACCCCGAGGTCCTTCCCCACGCCAGGGGGCCGCGGTTGGCGACGATCGCTGGTGTGGTGCCGACCCGCCCCAGGTTGAACGAGTACTTGTCGCAGATCGTGATCTGCGTCTTTTCTTCCTCGGCGGACCACACCAGGTCGCCGAGGGGGTTGCCTTCGTAGAACAGGAGCTGGGCCACCTCGAGGCCGAACCCCTTGATGACCTGGTGCGGCCAGACGTAGCGGCGCTCGTCGTCGTGCAGGCTGCGCGCGTTGTCCTGCTGCGGTACCGGCTCGCTCACGGCGTCTCCGGGTGCCGCCGGGCAACCTCGGAGGCCGCATCCTCGAAGGCGCCGACGATGCCGCTGCGCAGGGCCTCGGTGGTGGTCTGCTCGACCATGAGGTCCTGATCGTTCTGCCGCTGGCTACCGAGCAAGGATTCGAGCGTGATGGTGCGGAAGATCATCTTGGTCTCGCCGCTGGCATCCTGCTCGGCCGCGGGGACCCCCGAGCTCTGCTCGAACAGCTGCTCGACCGAGGTGGCCTCCTGCTCGTTGTCGCCGGCGACCATCCCCGAGCTCGCGGCGAGCACGGCGCCCTGGTCCTCCTGGTCGATCACGAGCCGGTCGCCGTCGGCGCTCACGCGCACGGCCTGGGCGCGCAGCGCGCCGGCGACGCCCACGCCCGGGTCGATGCGCCCGCGCAGGCGGGTCTGGAGATCCCGCGCGAGTGTCTGCCGCGCATGCTCGTTGACCTCCGCGCTGTGCTCGAGCGCGCCCGATCCCTTGGGCGAGAAGAAGATCCAGTCGTTGAACCCCGTCACGCATCCTCCTTGGACGCGTAGCCGACCATCTGGTTCGGGGTCGTGAGCGGGGTCGGCGCGCGCTTCGAGCTCGCCGGCGGCGGCTGTAGCGGCACGCCGGTCTTCAGGCCGGTCTTGGCGTTGCCGCCCTGGTACTGGTCCATCGCCGATGCGACGCCGGCGTCGTACGCACCTGCGTCCTCGTGCTGCTGCGGGAAGGCGGCGAGCTTGATCGGCCCGATGGCGAGCTTGATCATTTCGTCGGCGAAGCCGTGGAGGAAGGGTCCCATCAGAACATCCGCTCTTCCTTGAGCCGCTCCCATTCTTGCACGATCGCTCGGAGCGTATCAGGGCGAATCCGCTGGACGAGGACCTGGTACTCGACCTCGTCGCGGCCGATGGCAGAGAAGCGGCAGAGGTGCTGGATCGTCGTGCCCTGAGGCTGGATGGTGTGGACCTTCTCGACCTTCCAGAGCACGGCCGGCATGACCTCGTAGACGATGTCGCCCGGCTTGATCTGGGGGAAGGCCGAAAACCACCCGTCCTTCTCCTTCGTCTGCATCTCGCCGAAGTTGGAGACGGAGGCCAGCTTCTCGTCGGGGTTGTAGTCGACGTAGAAGGGGATCGGATCGAAGAACGGATGCTGCCGGCCCGTGTTGAGGCAGAGCGCGCACCTCGAGGTGTCCTGTCGTCCGGTCGAGGGATTCCAGCAGGGGCAGCGCGCCGAGTCGGCGGTGCGCTCGATGAAGGCGAAGGAAGGGGTTCCTTGCAGGTAGCGCAGCACGAAGTCGTGCTGCTCGATGATGCAGAGCTCGTGCGGCCGCGGCGACGTCTCCCAGGTTCGCGTCTCGGAGACGACGTCGCCCTCGTGGGTGGTAGCGACGACCCGGTAGTAGTACTTCCGCCACCAGCTGATCAGGTTCGGCGTGACGTCATCGAACTCGTAGACCAGCTGGCGCGGAACGCCCTGGATCTCGGCCACGAGCTCGACGAACTCGTTGTTCGAGAACTGGGGCGAGAGCGAACGCTCGACGCGGAAGGTGACCTGGTCGAGGCCGCTGTGCTGGGTGACGATCTCCCAGCACACGAGCACGATCGCGTTGCCGTCGGGTGCCCAGCCCGGCTGCGCCACGATGATGTCGAGCCGACGGAAGGCGAGCATGGTCACCAGAAGTAGTTGAGCAGGGCGTACTCGGACGAGACGCCGCCGGCCATCGCGGCCGCGACGTTCAGGGAGATCTTGTAGTTCTGCTTCTTGCGTTCGTACTCGGCGACGAACTGCGCGATCCAGGACTGGTAGTTCTGGGTCTTGTCGAAGATCCTGACCGACACGCCGCCGGAGCTGTAGGCGAGTTCGTTGCGCGACTGCAGGATGCCGGCGCTGCGCAGGACCTGGATCGTGGCCCCGTAGATCAGCATGTACAGCGACGGGAAGGTCTCGACCTTGTAGGTCGAGATCAGGGGCGAGGTGATGTTGAAGTCGTCGACGGCCAGCGCCAGCGCCAGGTCGAGCTTCGGGTCATCCGACTCCTGGCGACGGATCAGGCGGTTGAGCTCGGGCGTGTCGTTCAAGAACATGCGCAGCAGCCGGCGCGCTTGCTGCTGCGCTCGGACCGCTGCGGTTCCAGTCGTGGTGGCCACGGGCTACCTTCCCGGCGCCGCGCGGCGCCTCAGTTCTTCGACTTGCCGACGTGGAGGTTGTCGTGGAACCCCGCGACGGCCGCGCTCACCGGCTTGGGCGTGGGGTCGACCAGGTCGGGCAGGCCGGTCTTGCTGACGACGTCGGCCTTGGTGACGGCGGAGATGCCGAGGTCCTCGTCGTCGTCGGTCGACGCGGCCAGGATCTCCGGCTCCTCCTTGTCCTCGTCCTCGGCGCCGGCGGCGCGCAGCGGGAGCACCTTGTCGTTCTTGCGGTTCTTCCCGGTCTGGACGTCGCGGAAGCCGACCTTCTCGTTCGCCGCCGCCGCCTTCTTCGGCCGATCGTCATCGTCGTCGTCGACCTCGACCGGCTTCTTCTTCTTCGGTGGCACGTAGGGCGGGAACGCGCCCTCCTCCACCTTGAGCTCGCCGGCGTCGACGAGCTGCTGGGTCCCCTTGTCGAGCCGGTTGACCGGCGCGGCATCGCCCGGCTGCAGCAGCCGACCCGCCTCGGTGAGGAAGATCGGCCGTGCGTGCGCGCCCGCGTCGCGCGCGCCGGAGGTGTTGGTGACTCGGTACTTGAACATGACCGAAACGGTAAGCCGGCGCGGATGCCTCGGTCAAGGCACCAGCGCCGGCTCCCTCGGAACGCTGGATCGGCTCGAGGTCGAGCGGATCAGGTCAGCGTCATCTTGGCCGCGGCGCGCAGGTTGCCGTAGCCCATGCCGACGTACTCCCACGTCTGCCACGACACCATGTCGCCGCGCTTCTCGATGTAGAACTTGGTGTCGTTGAGGATGTAGAAGTTCCCGAGGTACTTCGGGTCGGTGAAGATGTACAGGGTGCCCGGCACCACGATCGACGACTTGATCGTCACCACCAGCTTGTGGCCGAGGATCGTGTTGTACTTGTAGCCGTTGACCAGGATCTCCGACGCCAGCGGGCTGCCGATGACGGCGCCCTCCTGGGTCATGAAGTCGTCCCAGTCGGCCTTGTGCATCAGGATCGTGCCGACGGCGAGCTCGTCGGTGTCGAGGGCCTTGAACAGCTTGACCAGGTTCTCGCTGGTCGCCGGGCCCGCGGCCGCCGGCGTGATGTTCTTGCCGTTGGCCGTGATCACCGCGTCGGTGAACTCGATGAACTTGCCGTCCTCGATCTTCTGGATGTCCTTGACCGAGTTCTCCTCGATCACCTTGGTGACCGGGTAGTCGTAGGCCAGGAGCTCGGCCTCGTTCTTGCGGAACTTGTCCGACTCGATCTTGAAGAACGGGATCTCGTAGCGTTCGCTCTCGATGTACCGCTCGTGGGTCTTGCCCCGGAAGTTGACCGCCGCCGCCGAGCTCTGCGGCTCGATGTCGACGATCTTGACCAGGGTGTCGTGGTTGACCGACCGCTGGCAGTCGGCCTTGGTCACGTACTCGGGCGGGAGGATGGCGCGCGCGAAGCTGACCTCGCGCAGGCGCTCGCGCACGAACGCGCCGCCCGCCTGGGCGGCCTTCTCGATGCCATCGCTGGTGTCGAGGCGCGAGACGAAGAGGTTGTTGAAGGTCGCGGCGTCGATCTGGGGATCCATCTGGGCGTCTCCTGTTGGGGTCCTGAGGGGGGTGGGTTCCGGCCGTGGCCTCAGAGACCCGGCGACTCGTAGTGGAGGACGCCGCTGGCGACCTCGATCACGCGCCCGACGACGCCCTGCAGCTGGCGCGCGTCCATGGTCGCGGGGTCGGGGGCGTCGAGGTAGCCGCGCTCCTCGACGGCGTCGAAGACCGCGACGAGGAGGTAGCCCGGGGCGAAGGTGCCGCCGGTGTTGTAGATCTTGGTCTTGGCCTGGTAGGTGCCGCTCAGGACGGTGATCGCCCCGGTGGCCAGGGTGTCGGTCTGGCCGTCCCCGTCCGGCACCCGGAGGGTCCAGCAGACCTTGGCGCCGAGCGCCGGCTCGTCGATGTCGTCGGCGACGGCGATCTTGGCGGCCTTGGTGACGCCGCCGCTGGTGGCGGGCTTGACCCACTCGCCCGGGTCGAAGCGCACGGTCGTGTCGACGACGAGGAGATCCTTGCGGATCAGCTCGTCACCGCCCTCGACGATCTCGAACTCGCGGGTGGCGCGGACATCCTTGGGAACGGGGAACATGTCGGTCTCCTGGGCGTGGGGTCAGTCGTCGGCCAGCGTGTGGAAGAACGCCGAGGTGGCGGCGTCGCCGCCGACAACGGTGCCGCCGGCGTTGGCGACCTTGCCGAAGTCCGGCAGGTCGGCGTCGAGGGAGATGGCTTCCTCGACGACCCGGAGGTCCTTGTCGAGGAGCGAAGCGACCTTCACCTGGAAGGCCTCGTAGGAGTCGAAGGGCGGGATCTTGCCCTTCTCGACGAGGGAGAAGGCGAGCTTGGTCGCGTCCTCGCGCCGCTGCGCCCGGTCCAGGGCGTCGGCTGCCTCCTTGAGGAGGTCGTCCTTGTCGTCGATCTTCGCGGTGGTCGGCATGATCTCTCCGGGTCGTGTCGATGGATCGGCTTGACCGTCGGGGAGGTGCACCGAGGCTGATCCCCTGTGCTGCCCCATCGTAGAACGAGGGGGCATTACGTCAACATCAGCTGTTGACGACGACCACGCCGGACTTCTTCTTCTCGGGCTCGCTGCGGTTCGTGATGGCGCGGTGGGCGAGGACGCCGGCGCCGAGGTACATCGCCGGCTTCTTGGCGGCGTTCAGCTGCTCCTTGGAGAAGCCGAGCTGGTTGCCGCCGACGCTGATGCCCAGGGCCTTGTCGCCGCCGGCGCCACCGCCGGCCGCGGCCGGCTTGGGCATCGACTTCTGGATGTCCTTCCAGCCGGGCAGGTGCTGGAACCCCTTCTCGCCCTTGAGGATCTCGTGGGCGGCCTTGTCGCCGTACTTGACGCGGAGCTTGTCGAGGAACTTGGCCTTGGCGTCGTCGCCGAGCCCCTCGTACTTCCGCGCCGCACTCTGCCACTTGCGCGTGGCGAGGCCCTGCAGCATCTCGCTCTTCTCGGTGATCTTGGCGGCGCGGCCGGAGGAGAGACCGGCGCCGAGCTCGCCGAAGAAGCGGCGGATGTTCCCCTTGGCCTGCTTCTCGAGGAACTCGGCGATCTCCTCGGGCTGGTGCCCCGCCTCGAGCGCGGCCTTGATGAAGGCCGCGTCGGTGGCGCGCGCCGCGCGCGGCTCTGCGGTCTTCTCGGACCCGGCGTCGAGCGCGTCGATCTCGGCGATCGTCCGGCGGATGATCTCGACGGCGGCGGTCTTCTCGGCCAGGTCCTTGCCGTCGGACTCCGCGCGCTCCTCCGGCGTGGCGGTTGCGGCACGCCGGCAGCGCTCGGCGAGCTTGGCGAAGTCGGGCTTCGCCGCCGCCGTCTTGATGTGACGACGCCCGGCGAGATCGTTCGCGCCGGTCTCGTCGAGGAGCTTGTCGAGCGTCATGCCCATCGGAGGTCTCCTGGCGTGGAGGAAGAGATCAGCGGCCCTGGTACTTGGCGACGAGGCGCGCCACGTACTGCGGGTCCTGCGCCATCTTGGCGAGGATCTTCTTCTTCTTGGCCTTCATCTTGGCGGCCGAGGTCTTCTCCTCGCCGTCCTTCTTCTCCTCGTCGCCCTCCGAGGGCTTGCGCTCCTCGTACTCGCTCTCGTCCTCGCCCTCCTTCTTGGCCTTCTTGCCGCTCATGGCCTCGGCCATCGCCTCCTCGAAGGCCGACTTCTTGTCGCCCTCCGACGCGCCCGGCATCGCCTCGTCGACCGCCTGCTTCACCATGTCCGCGAAGACGTGGTGGGCGAGGGTGCGACCGATGGCGTCGTAGTCCTGGGCCTGCTTGATCAGGTCGGGGTCGGCGTGGCTGATGTCCGGCTGCGCGGGGAGCCCCTGCGCGGCCCGGACCTGGGCCACCTTCTCGTGGTCGCGCGACTGCATCGCGCCGAAGACTTCCTTGAGGCTGTTCATGTTCGCTCTCCGCGTGAGGGGTTCGGAAGGAGGATCAGCGATCCAGGTCAGGCCCGGAGGTCGCGGATCGTGGCGAACCCGACGGGGGAGCCGCCGCCCAGGCCGATCGCCGCCGCCTCGGGGTCGGTGCCGGTGCCCTGGCCGGCCGAGATGGTCTTGGTCGGGGCGAGCGAGTCGGCGTAGTTCGACTTGCCGGCGTTCGCGCCGGTCGTGTCGATCTTCTGGTCGTGGTTCGGCGAGCCGGCGAAGTTGGTCTCGACCGTGGGGAGGCCGCGCTCGCCGAGCGCGGGGGTCTTGGCGGCCGACTCGGACTCGGTGTCCTGGTTCGGCGCCGCCGACGTCATGCCCTCGGCGAGCTTGTAGAACTCGTCGGCGAAGCCGCGCGCCATGATGCGCCCGGCCGCGTCGTACTCGGCGGCGATCTTGACGATCTCGCCGTCGTCCTCCGCGGCGACCTGCTCGGCCGCCTCGGCCTCGGCGATCTTCTCCGCCATCTGGGCGAAGTCGACGTCGTCCTGGTCGTCGGCGGGCGCGCCCGCGGCGGCCGCGGCCTGCTTCTCGATGTCCTGGTTGCTGAGCGCGAGGTAGAGATCGGCGAGCGTGTTCATGGCGGTTCCTCCTCCGGAGGCGAGCTTGGTGGTGTCGCCGCCGGCGGCGGCAGGCTGACGTGCCGGCGACGCGCCGGACGCGGAACGGGTGGACGAGTCGTCGGTGGCCGAGGCCACCTTGTCGAACTTGGACATCAGATCGCCGAGGGTGGGCATCGGTCAGTTCTCCTTCATGCGGCGCGCGAGCCGATGGACCGACTCGAGGATCATGGTGTCGAGAGCGGGATCGCTCATCAGACCACCGTGCTTCGCGAATGGGTACCGCGCGCCATCACGAGGAGACATCGCAGACGCGATCCGTTCGAAGCCGCTGGCTCCGTTCTGCGATCGTTGACGTTGAACCCCTGCATGGATGTACGCGAGTGGGATCAGTCCTGTGATCCCGGCAGTCTTGCGCTGATGGTAGGCTGGGCCGTTTTTTGCGTCAAGTCCGGCACCTGTGCCGTACGACTCGAACTGCCTCGGCGCGCTCGCGTGTTGCGCGGCCACGGTCGCGCCGACGCCAGCACTGATCAGGAGGGGAAGCATCCAGGGGTGCTTCGCGATGGCCTTCACCGGCGTCGGCGACTTCTCGATCAACTGCGGGAAGGCGCGGCGGAAGACGAGGAACCCCGCCGCGAGCGCGAGGCTCGCTGGGACGATCCCCTGGACGCCCGACGAGAGCCGCTTCTGCTCGTCGGTCATCGGGTACCACTTGCTGTCGCGCTCGTACCCGTCGACGGCGCCGCGCTTCTCCATGCGCTCGAGCCTGGCGGCGAGGATCTCGGCGTAGCAGCTCCGCTCGGTGAGGTAGGGGCGGAGCTGGAGCGCGATCTTCTCGTTGACGTCGCGCGCGTCGAGGTGCTCGAGCTCGCGCGCCCAGGCTGGCGTCTTGCCCGGACGATGCTCATCGAAGACCAGGCGGTGCTGCGCGAGCTTGTCGGCCAACGCGGCCGCGCCCTGCTTGACCAGGATGATCCGCTGGAACTCCTGGGGGCGCAGGTCGATGCCGAGCGCGGCAAGGGTGGCGAACACCTCGCGGAGGGGGAAGCCGGCGAGCTGGTTGAGCAGCGACGGCGGTAGCGGCATCTCCGTCGACTTGACGGCGCCGGCGTCCTCCATGAACGAGTCGACCTTCGCCTGGTCCGACGGCGTCACGCCTTCGACCTTGGTGTCGCCGGCGGGGACCTCCTTGGTCATGTCGGCGGTCTTGCGCTCGGCACTGGCCTTCTCGGCCGCGGCGAACTTGGCGTAGAAGCTCTCGCCGATCTCCGCCGAGCTCGGACGGATCTCGTAGACGCGACCCTCGTGCGCGACCTTCTTCAGGACGTGCGACGCCTTCTCGGCGCCGATCGTGACGAAGGAGATGTCGAAGAACTTGGGGTGCCGGTTGTAGGCGAAGACCCGCCGTCCGTCCGGCAGGATCTTGTTCATCTGGTAGCGGAGGTGAGGGCAGTACTCGCCGCGGTTCTTCGCGCGGTTGTGGCAGATCGAGCACTCGTCCCAGGGCACCCGGCAGCCCATCGAGACATCCCAGTACCGGTTCGCGGCGAGGTCGCCGAGGATGTCCTGGCACTTCGAGTCGTCGACGCGGACGATCAACAGCACCCGATGCATCGTCGGGTCGTAGGCGGAGAGCGTGACCTTCTCGCCGTACGCGCGCGCCGGATCCTTGTTGACGTGGTGCTTGAACGGGTAGGCGTAGTGCTGGAACGTCTCGTACCCGTAGTCCTTCCCCGGGTGCTCGAGCGCCTCCTTGGGGAAGTAGTCGCCGTTGACGTTCGAGCCGTAGTACTCGCCCGCTCCCATCGCGTCGATCAGCAGCTGCGTCTTGCCGGAGATCGGCGCGGCGTTGCGGATGTACGACTCGATCGCCGGCGGCAGCTCGCGCGCCATCTTGATGTGGCCGATCGAGCGGTCGACGTTCGCCTCGATCGGGAAGATGTGCGGCCCGGTCTGCGCGTCGTACCCAGCGTAGGTGATCAGCTTGTACAAGCGATCACCTCCACCTGGCCGATCCGCCCGGGCTCCGCGACTCTTCCTTGGCCGGCGGGTTCACGGCGGTGTCTCGTCCGCTGTTCAGTCGCTGGACCTTCTCGCCGATCGTGACCTGCTTGGGTGCGGGACTCGGCTTGCGCGCGCCGCCCATCCGACCGTCGCGGATCTCGCCGACTCCCACTGCCCGATTGGTGTCGCTCCACCGCTCCATCGCGTTTCCGGGCGCGCTGTAGCGCTGCTCGGCCTTCGCCACGGTCTGGTCCTTCTTGGCCTGGTTGGCCGCGACCTCTTGAGCCGTGAGCTTGTAGGACTTGCGGCTCGTGGTCGACGTCGGCATGCCGGCGTTGTTCGCCTTGGTGCCGGCGAGGTTCTTGTTGTAGGCGCGCTCCGACATGATCCGCTTCATGCGGTTCGGGGCGGTCTCCCACGGGACATCGGACGTGCCGGGGCCGCCGCCCTTGCCGCCGCCAGCGGGCTTGGTCGGATCAGGCTTGGGATCGCCGGCGGTGCTGGGTCGGAAGCCGGGGGAGGGCCGCCACTGCTGCGGCTGCGTCTTCGCCGGCGACTCGAGCTTCTGCGTCGGGATCGCCTGGTTGAACGTCGGCGTCGGCCCGAACGCGTTCGGCGGCTTCGGCGCGGGCGCGCCGGGAACGCCGGTGGAAGGAGGGCGCACCACGCCGCCGCCGGGCCGTGGAGTCGGCGGCGGGAGTGCGTCAGGAGCCCCCCAAGGTCCTCCGACCTTGATGAGCTCGTCCGCGAAGCCTGCGAGGAACGGATCCACGGCCTTCTTGGATCAGGCGCCCGGCTGCTTGCCGGCGCCGCCCATGGTGATCCGCGCCTTGGGCGCAGCCGGCGCCTTGCCGGCACCCGGGTTGGACGACGCACCGGTGACCGGGTTCATCTTGGTCTTGCGGGCGTTGAACGCCTGGCCGGGCGCGTTGGTGTCGCCGGCCGGAGCGACCTTCGGCACGCGCGGCGAGCGCACGGCCTGCCGGCCCGGGGTGTTGGCGAAGCCGGAGTTCGCGCCCTGCTGGGCCGGGCTGCTCAGGGCGAACTGCTGCTCGGCGAGCTTGTGGAGCTCGTCGGCGAAGCCGCGCGCCATGATGCGCCCGGCCGCGTCGTGCTCCTCCGCCTCCTTGAACATCTGGGCTGCCTGCTTCTCGAGCTCGACGTCCTGGGCCGCGATCTTCTGGTGCACTTCGGTGAGGCTTCGCATGTCGGTGTCTCCTTGTGGGGCTAGCGCCCGGTGATCAGTTTTCTCACGCCGCCCAGGATGTTTCCAGCGGCACTCGCCGGAGGCTTCCGGCGCCCGACCATCCGGGCTGCCCCACGCCCGACGCCCTTGAGCGCGCCGAGCCCCATCTTGCCGGCGATGAGCGCGGCGATCGCCGTCGAGGTCGGGCTCTGGGTGATGCCCTTGACCAGCTCGTCGCTCTTGGACGCGAGGCCGCGGCCGAAGGTCCCGAGGCTCTTCTTGGCCTCGGCGCCGCGCTGGGTCGCGTACGCGCGCGCGCGATCGGTGTACTCCTCGGCCGTCGCGGCGGTCTTCTCGACGTCGTCGCCGTAGACGGTCCCGAGGTAGCGCGGGGCCGCGTGCTTGCCCATCTGCGACGGGGTGAGCGCGCTGGTCCGGACGCCGCCGCCCTCGACGACGCCGTGGCGCTGGTTGCCGCCAGCGCTGAAGTTCGGGGCCTGCGCCTCGGTGCTGTGGAAGCGCTCGCCACCGGACTCGAGGGCCTCGGGCTGCTCCTGCGCGGCGCGGTGGAATCCAGTGGGCAGACCAGCGTCTGCGTCCCAGTCGTTGGGCGTGGCGCCAGCGGTCTTCGTGGCGGGCTTCTTCGGCTTCTTCGGCCCGCACCCGGTCCCGTACATGCCACCGCTGGTGCCCTCGCCGTTGTTCGCCGCCTCGCCCATCCCGGTCTGGGGGGGCGGAGGAGAGGCGTCTGGGGCGGCGGCATCGTCCACGGCCTGCTTCTGGTGGAACGATCCGTCGTCGCGCCCGGACATGTCGCGGAAGAAGCGGCCGCCACGCGCGGTGGCCCGCTTCTGGAAGAACATCCCGTCTCGCTTCGGATCGCTCATGGTCGGCTCCTTGTACGTGGATCAGCCCTGCCCGCCGCCACCGCCGCGGAGCTTCTCCTGCAGCGCCTGGTGGTAGGCCATGACGCCTTCGCGCCGGCCGATCTGCCGCGCCTGCTGCGCGACCTGCATGACGTCGGCTGAGCCCTCGTTGTAGCCCTTCTTCTCCCCCTTCCGCTCCCCGATCACGCCAGCGCCGATCGCGGCGCCGCCGCCGAGCGCGAGCCCCTTCGCGAGCCCCATGCGACTCGCACCGCCGCCGCCGTGCGGAGCGGCCTTCCGACCGAACCGCATCAGGCTGGCCAGGCGTCCGGCGCCGGGCTTGGCCGTCTTGATGAGCTCGTCCTTGAAGCCTCGCATGAAGTTCATCGCTACTTTCTCCTGTGGCTTGCCCGACTCGTCGAGCATACAGCGGATGAACTCCGCCTTGGGTGGGACGGCGTCTTGCGTCGCGCGTGGGTCGATGAGGAACTCGGAGAACGTGTCGGCGAAGTCCTCTTCGGGGTGAGATCGGGCGTAGTCGTCGACGAACCCAGCCCCCATCGTAGATGCGGTCCACGCGGCGAGCAGCCGCGGGTTCTGTCGAACGAGCGTGTGGGCGAGTTCATGGAAGACAGATCGCCGAAACTGCTTGGGATCGATCCGCTCGCCATCGTACACGCCCTTGTCGTAAACGACAATTGCACCCGCAGAGGGCTCGTACTTCGAGTGGCCGGGCGCGCTGGGTGGCGCGCCGCGGAGGACCGAGTCGCGGGCGAGGATCCTGAAGTGAGGGTTCCGTTCGAGCCATGCCTCCGGCAGTGGCGCGAGGAACCGCTCGAGCTCGGCGAGCTCCCCGGGCTTCCATCCGCCGACCAGGTCGATGCCCCGGAGCTTCACAGCACCCGCCGAAGATCGGACATCATCTTCATCGCGATGCCGCCGGCGAACGCGGAACCGAGCGCGACGAGCCCGGCGAATCGCAGGGGGTGCTGCTCCCGCCACTTCTCGTGAACGAGCGAGGCTCCTGGGAGCTTCGTCGGGATGGTGTTGACCAGCTCGTAGTCGTGGCGGCCGGCGATGAAGTTCGTGCGGTCCGACGGGTGGATGCGATCTCGGATGTGCTTCCCGCCCTCGGTGCCGTACAGGTAGAGCGCCCCGAGCGTTGCCGGGATCGCCGCGCTGAGCGCGCCGCTGACGAACTCCGGCGAGGTGCCGACGTTCTTGGCGGCGTCGAGGATCCGCTTTCCCATCCCGGGCTGACTGATCATCTCGGCGCTCTGGCTGGTGATCTGCTTGCCGACGTGGTGCAGGTCCTTGCCGGTCTCGCGAAGGAAGGTCCCTGCGCCGCTGACGAGCTCGCGCATCGCCCCACCGACCTTCTCGATGTCCTGCCCCGACTCCTTCTCGGCCCGCGCCTCCCGCATGTACTTCCGCGCGAGCGCCATCCCGACGATCGGCGGGACCACGCCGAGGAGGTAGGTCGCCCAGGCCGGACCGAGCCGCTTGAACGCCGCGCGCGCGGCAGCCGGCCCCTCGGTCTTGGCGATGTGCTGCAGCGCGAGCCCCGAGGCCTTCGCCTCCGGGTAGAGCTGGGTCGCCGCCAGCGTGGCGCCCATGATCGCGGGCGCATGGTCCTGCATGAAGGAGATCGCCTTGTCGTCGATCGTCCCCGGGAGCATCTCCTTGATGCGGTCGCCGGCGATCAGCGCGATCGGCAGGGCAGCGTAGGCGCCTCGCTCGAGGATCGGCCCGAACTTGCCGCGGATCTTGCCCAGCCGGCTGCCGGTGAAGTCGGCGGCATGGCCGAGCTCGTGGAGGACCTTGTCCCGCCCGATGTCCTTGAGGAAGACCTCCTTGGTCCCCGGGTTGTAGTAGTTCCCGCCGAGCACGCCGCCGTGGAAGTTCAGGCGCACGCCCTTGCGCGCGAGGTCGTGCTTCGCGATGAAGGAGTCGACGACGTTCTGGATCTCCGGAATCTTGTTCGCGGCGCGCTGCAGCTCCGCGAGGTCCTCGGCGCTGCCGACGTCGCGCACGCGGGCGGAGACGTTGAAGAGCCCCATCAGCTTCGAGGGCTTCACCTCGGGGCGCGCCGCGGCGATGGAGGGCGCGCCGCGCACCTGGATCGCGTTGTGCCAGGGGACGGAGTCCTTGTCGGCGATGCCGCCGAGTGCCCAGTTGCTGCCCAGAAGGGCGAGGCGCCGGACAAGCGGCGCGCTACCCGCTGCCACCAGGCTCGCGATCGCGCGCTCGCCGGGATCGAGGCTGGTGGTCTTCGTCTCCGGCTCGGGCGGCAGCGTCGTCGCGGTGGTAGGCGCGAGCTCGCTGGCCGCCTTCGCGGTCATGAAGACGGAGCGCGGGTCGCGGTGTGTCACGGCGGCCTCGTTACGCGCCCATCGCCTTGACGGCGAACTCGCCGGCCTTCAGGCCGGACACGCCACGGACGCCGTGCCGCTGCTCGTGCATCTCGTCGATGCGGCTCTGCGTCTCGGCCAGCGCCTTCACGTCGCTCGGGCCGATGTACTGCGTCTGCATCGAGTTCTGCAGCCAGCTGCCGGCGACCGTCGGGTCGGCCGCGAGCGAGGGCGCGAACTTCGCGAGCACTCCGAAGTGGCGCTCGAGTCGACCGGGCGCCGACTCCTGGAGCTCCTTGAGCTTGGGGTACTCGGTGAACATCTGCTTGTAGGACGAGCTGATGTCGCCCTCGACCTTGCGGTCGCGGCTGTGCCGCATGATGCCCTGGACGCCGGCGGTGGCGCCGGCGGTCATCCCCGCCAAGGCCATCATCTTCGCGAGGTTCAGGCCGACGTCGGACCAGCCGGCGGGCGGCCCGTCCTTGGCGCTCTCGAGGCCGGTGCGCCCCCCGATCTTCAGCTTCTCGAGGACCGACTGCGGCTTGGGGAGGGCCTTCTGGATCTTGTTCGCGCCGCTGGTGAAGCGCGAGAAGAAGCCGGCCGCCTCCTTGCGGAGCGCCTCCTTGATGAGGCGCTGGCGGACGACCTCGACCTGAGCCGCGGCCTCCTTCGAGAGGAGACCGCGGGACGTGCACTCGAGAAGCAGCTGGGCGGACGTGGCCATCGGATCACCTCTTGAACTTGCGCTCGTCGTAGTCGCCGTGGATCCGCTTGAGCTGACCCTTGGTCGGACGGCGGCTGAGCATCTCGTGGAAGTTGGTGTAGGCCGCGTCGCTTGCCGCTGCGTGGCCGGAGTTCTTGTCGACCGCGGCGGCGAGGTAGCGCGGCTTGTCGCCACCCTGCAGCCCGCGCTTGTAGCCGCCCTTGGCGGCGAGCGCGGTCGCGCCCAGCGTGCCGGCGGCGGTGAGCGCGACCAGCGGGTGCTTGATCGTGAACTTGCCGACGCTCTTCAGCGGACCGAGGACGCCGCCGGTCTTGATGAGCTCGTCCGCGAAGCCTGCGAGGAACGGGTTCATCCGATCTCTCGGAGTCGCTGGTTGTTGAGCTTGATCTCGTCCTGGATGCGGAGGAGATCGCGGAGTCCGTTCTTCACCTCGTCGGTCTTGCGCTGGATCGTGTCGAGCGACACGAGCACGGGGTGCGCGCCGTTGATGACCGTGGTGCTGCCGAGGTTCTCGCTGATCAGGTCGTCAGTGACCTTGGCGATCGCGTGCTTGACGAGCCGCGTGCGAACGTCGCCGTGCGTGTCGGCGATCAGGCGCTCCTCGAACTTGGGGAGCAGCTCGGCGGCGAGCTTGGCGTGGCCGGCGATCGTCGCGGCGACCACGACGTCGCGCATCGTGGCGCCACCGAGGACCGTCTGCTTGACCAGCTCGAAGGCGCGCTTCTCGAGGGTCTCGAGCTCCATCGCGGTGATGGAGAGCTTGTCCTTCAGGTTCTGGTGGGCGGCGGCCTTCTTCTGGAGGACCACGATGATCCGCTGGCGCTCGTTCGGCCCCTCGAGGCCGTTGTGCACGGCAGAGGGGTCGACGCCCATCATCGTGGCGAGCGAGGGCCCCGGGCGAGGGATCGCGCTCGGGGGGCCGGCGTAGTCGGCGTCCATCGGCGCCGTCGGCGCCGCGGCCTCTCCGCACCCGCAGGAGGCCAAGACCACCTTCGAGTTGGCGAGGGGGAAGGCGATCTTCTCCTTCGCTGCGGTCTTCGCCCAGAGCCCCTTGTGCGTGGTGATGTTCGCCATCTCGCAGACGCGCTCGATCTGATGCGCGTTGAGCTCGTTCTCCTTGGCGATCTTGGTGATCGTGTCGTTCAGCGGGGTCCCCTCCTCGAGGTAGCGCTTCGCGGCGATCTTGGCGAAGCTCTCGAGCTGATCGCCCGCGACCTTCGAGAGCTGGGGCTTTCGACCCTGGAGCAGGTATGAGAAGTGCCCAACGTTCATCGAGGCCTCGCTTCGGGGGGTGACGTCGAGGGTATAGACTATCCCAGAACGGGTCAAGGAACCGAAAGTACACCGAAAGGCGCAGCATGAAGTTCTGTCCGAACTGCGGGCACGATCTCTCGCAGTACAACATCCAGGGCGGCGCGCGTGTCGCGCCACCCCCGGGGGCATACAACCAGACGGCGATCTGGAAGGATCTCGTCGCGCGCGCGCAGGCCGTCGAAGCCACGCCGCCGGCGGCTGAGGCGCTGGTGCTCCCGCAGACCGAGCGGGTCCGTGCGTGGACCGGCGATCGCGCGGGCCCGGTCACGATCATCCACATGGTCTTCGATCGGGACATCGTACCGCGCGGCGGCGCGCTGCATCAGATCACGATGACCGAGGGCCGCGCGCCGCTCGATCTCGAGCGACTGGAGACGATGGGATACGAGGTGCGCGACGGGAAGGTCGTCATGGTCGACGACATCCCGGTCGGTCCGGCCTACTCGCTCGTGAACTACTGGGGTGGCGATCGCCAGCACAAGCGCTGGCACATGGTGAAGCCCTGCGAGATCAACCCGTCGAGGAACGGCGATCCGCTCTTCATGGACGCGAACATGCTGGCGGTGCGAGCGACGTGGCGCGATCTCACGAAGCTCGACGAGGCACTCTTCGAGCTGCTGGAGATGTTCACGAACGGCTTCGGTCAGCACCGGAAGGTGATCGGCATCCCGCTCGCCCTCGAGGTGACGGCGCACTGATCGGATCCGGGCATAAGAGAGGGGAACCACCAAAGGATTCCCCATGCTCAACACCGACAAGTTGAGGAGCGCGTTCGACCTCGTGTTGAGCGCGCGCCTCATCCACAACGACATCGAGAAGCTGAAGGTCACCGTTCACAACGCCGCGGACCCACACGTGGCGCTCTCGACGTCGAGCAAGAACCCGACGATCGAGAACTGCGTCGACCTGGTCACCGAGGTGGCCATGGTCGATGCGGCAGCGGCTCTCTCCAAGGAGTCGCTGGAGGAGATCGAGGGGTACGCCCGCGGGATCGCCAAGATCATCGCGCGCCTCGAGGTCATCAACGAGATGGGCGGGACCACCGCCCCCGACGAGTTGATGGACAACCTCGAGGAGTCCTTCCAGGAGTCGACCCTCCGCCACGAGGAGATGCGCCACATCAGGGGCATCACCGAGAAGCGCGTCGACGAGCTGGTCCGCCAGCTCTGAGGATCGTGCCCCGCAAGGGCCCATCCTCACCGTCTCGATTTTCTTAGCCTTCGGTTACACTCGGGCCATGACTCCGTTCCTGCGAGGCTTCACGGACGAGCTCGTCAAGCTCGGCGCGGACGAGACCGACTACAAGGACGCTCTGCGCGAAGCCCGGCGGGACATCCGATCGCAGAAGGGGGACTCGACGCTCGCCCACCTGCGTGGGCAGGGGGCCCCGGTCAGCCGCGACTACCTCGCCTCGATGGTGATCGGCGCCGCATCGGTACCGGCCTTGAGCATCGTCGGGAAGATGATCGCCAGGAAGATCGGTAACCGGCAGGCTGCGCACCTCCTTGCGAAGACGATCGATCCGAAGAAGCGCAAGGCGATCCTCAGCGAGATGCACCGCGGTCCGGCAATCGGCCGGGCGATGCCGGGCACGGCGCTGAACAAGCGGCCGTTGATGACGCACGGAGACCTGGCATCCGATGCCGCCAAGGGCGCGCTCGGCGGCACCGTGGTCCAGATGATCCGCGATCACTTCTCCGGGTCGGGCAAGTCCTAGAACCGGCCCATCGAGATGTCGGCGGCGAGCTTGCAGTAGACGAGGGAGTGGAGGCCGTCGTCGGGCTGATCGATCGGGTGGTCGTACATCATCGTTCGGGTCCGCTCGTTGTACTCGACGTACTCGGCGAGGATGTCCTTCCCGTAGGGCTCGAACTCCTCCCACTCGGGGAGGATGAACTTGCTCTGCTTGAAGCCGAGGAACGTGTCGGCGAGGACCGCGTTCCGGTTGATGATGAACTTGTGGGCCTCGGCGTCGTACTTCTTGCGCTCTCCGAGGCTGGTCGAGTAGGCGAACTGCATCACGCCGGTGCGCCCGCGTGCCTTGAAGAGGCGGCTGTTGACGCCCCAGCCGTGCCCCCAGTCAGCACCGATCACTTCGACGCCCCAGTGGCCGGTGACGTTGAGGACGTCGGGGACGATGATCTCGGGATCGATGTCCTTGCCGACGTAACGCTTCCAGAGGAACGGCCAGAAGAGGTCGTCGCTCACGTAGGCGCCGAGCGTGAGGACGGTCCAGGAGGCGAACTTCTTCTTGCCCTTCTCGGCCGATCCTTCTTCGCGCCCCTCGCCCCAGTCGATGCCGGCGAAGATCCGCAGCCCGTTCATCTTCGAGCTCTTCGTGTGGAGGATCTTGCGCGTCTCTCGGTGCGGGACCTTCTTCACGGGCCAGCAGCACTGCTGGAGATCCATGCGCGTCACCGGTGCTGACGCCGTGTCGTACGAGAACCCGAGGATCTCGTTCTGGAACTTGTTCTCCGGCCACTTCTCGTAGGGGAGGACGATCTCCTTGCGCCACGCGTTCTCGCCCTGCTTCCAGGGCACCATGAGCTGGGAGATGTGGTAGCCGACGTAGTACTCGTCGGGCGCGAACGTGACCCACTGGCCGCGCGCGGCGTCGATCGGCTTGCCGCAGTTCGAGCAGATCAGGCAGGTCTTGCCGATGTTCCGCTCGTCGAGGTAGTTCCAGTAGGAGCCACCGTCGCCGCTCTTGCAGTCGCAGGGGACGAGCCACTCGTTCTGCGTCGACCACTGCCAGTACTCCTCGAGGGTGTTCGAGAAGGTCAGCGGAGTGCCGGTGATCATCTCAGATCCCTGCACGCCGGCGGCGAGCAGCGAGGCCGAGAGCGACTGGCTGATGACCTTGATGTTGTCCTTGAGAAGATCCTGCGCCTCGTCGAAGAACACGCGGCTGGCTGGGATGCCGCGGGCGCGTGCCGCCGTGAGGAAGGCGTAGCGCAGGAACATGTAGGACCCGTTGAGCAGCGTCTTCTCGAAGACCTGGTCGGTGGTCCCCTTGCCGAGGAAGATCTGCTTGATGAACGGCGAGTCGTAGAGCGTCGGTCGGAGCTTCTCGTTCGAGTACTGCCGGGTCTGGAGAGCCGACGGCGAGACGTAGAGGCTGCGCCAGTGGGGGTGCAGCACCGACTCGAGGATCTGGAGGCAGCAGACCGTGGTCGACTTGGCGACCTGGCGACTGCACTTCATGACCAGCTGGCTGTCCTGGTCGTTGTAGATCGGGACCAGGAAGGCGTGGTTGTCGAGGCGGAGCGGCCGGCCGAGGTGGTAGAGGATGGCCTGCGCGATGTCGGAGCGGCGGCCGTGGAACGTCGGGATCCCGCCCTCGCGCGGCGCGGCAAGCTGCTTCAGTTCTGGGGCCCAGCGGTAGGCGTCGTTCCAGTTGATGTCGCTGACGAGATCCGGGCGTGCATCCTCCTTCCCCGCGAAGTCGAAGGGGTCGTCGTCGTTGATGTCGTCGATGGCGACCGCGGCGCCCACTACAGATCCTTCTTCTCGCCCTGGGCCTTCTTGGTCGGAACAGCGACCTGACCAACGAGCTGGGCGAGCGAGACGTGGGAAGACTTCTCGGTCTTCACCGAGAACAGGGTGTGGAAGTCGGCCGCAGTCGGCCCCGTGTCGCCCTTGGGCACCGTGAGGCCGGCGGTCTTCTTGACGCCGACCGCCTTCAGCGCGAGCTCGGCCCAGCGCATTGCGCCGGAGGCCTCGGGGTGGGGCTCCTCCATCGCCTTGCGGAACTGCATGAAGGCCTTGCTGGCGATCGTGTTGACGATCTGCTCGTCGCTGTGGCTGGTCTGCAGGCCCAGCATGTCCCGGACCTCGTCGGCTGTCGGCGCGTTGAGTCCGAAGGCGACGATGCTCTTCTCGTCGCCCTCGAGGCGCTTGACGAAGTCCGTCCACCCCTTCGGGCCCAGCGCCGTCTTGTCCCAGAAGACCCGCTTGTAGACCGCGATCGTCTCGTCGTTGATCGTCAGGTCGAAGTGGTCCGCGACCAGCGCCTGGATCTCCTTGTCGGTGGCCTTCGAGAGTAGGAGGCAGCCGAGCACGCCACGGGTGTGCTCGTTCACGAACAGACGGAAGGCGAGATCGAACTCCGGCGGCGCCGGCGCCGCGCCGAACGCGGCCTGCATGCGCCAGAGCGCTCCGATGCCCTCGGCATCAGCCCACTCGAGAACCCCGTCGTGGAACGTCAGGTCGTCGTCGGCCGAGTCGATGAACTGTGAGATCGCGTGCGGCGCGTTCTCACGCAGGTAGCGGCGGCAGTCGGCGACCCACAGGTCACCGACGCGTGGGAGCCCGTACCGCTCAAGGATCGGCGCGATGCCGAGCTTGCGCGAGACGAGGAACCGGAGGAAGCGCTCGTAGGGGTACCTCACGCGATCTCATCGAGCCATCCCGATGGCCCGCGTTCCTCGGTCGAGGGCGCGGCCCAGGCGGGGCGCCTCCGCCGAGCCGGTCTTCTTGAGCTTCTGCTGCTCGAGCATCTTCAGGCGGCCGAGGCCGTCGATGGTGCGCTGCAGGTGGCCCAGGGCCGAACGAACCGCCTCCTCCGGGATGTCCTCCATGCCGAGCCGCGAGGCGAGCAGGAGGTTGGCGAGCATGTGGGAGGTCTCCCAGAGCAGCGGCTTCACCGAGGCGAAGCGCGTGATGTTCTCCGGGTTCACGAAGCCCAGGGAGAGGACCGAGTCGACGGTCTGGGCGTCCTCGAGGTTGGCGGCGATCTTGAGCAGCTCGTCGATCGGCGCGCGCATGCTCGCGATGATCTTGGTGCGCTCCGGGTTCGCGGCCACCTTCTCGATCGAAGGGAGGGCGCGCGTTCGCATGTGGTGCAGCTCGAGCTCGATGTGGTTGCCCACCCGGTCGAGGACCTGCGCCCGCTTCTCGTGGCCGAGGCCCCAGGTCGCGAGCAGGAAGTCCGCCTCGTGGCGCGGCAGCGAAGCGAAGTCGAACGCCGCCTTGGTGAAGCGCTCGCTGCCCGCGACCGGCTCGCGGCGCATGCCGGCGTACTTGGCCAGTCGCTTGCTGCGGAAGACGTAGCGGCCGTTGGCCGCCGCGACCTTGATCGGGTTCTGGTCGAGCCAGTCGGCGGCGATCCGCTTGAAGTCGTCAGGCGACTCGGACACCTGGCAGAGCCGCGGCATGCGGATGAAGGCCATCTTCGCCGAGACGATGTAGTTCGCCTTCGGGCCGAGGAGCGGCTTGAGGTCGGGCCCCTTGGTGCCGTCGGTGACCTTCACGATCCCGTCGATGTTCGGCGACAGGATCAGGTTGGCCTGGTTGCCCTTGTAGTCGATGACCGCGAGCGAGCGCTGGTTCTTGAACACCGTCACGCCGGTGATCTGGAACGGCACCGTGGAGAGGATGTCCTTGCCGTCGCGGTAGACGAGCACGCCGATCTTGCCCGGGTCCGGCTGGTCGGGCTTGAGGCTGGCGTCGGCGTCGTCCGGCAGCGGGATGCCGGCGATCCGCGACTGGATCGAGCAGAGCGCCTTGCCGAGGAACAGCTTGGTGTCGACCTTGCCGCCGTCGAACGAGACGACGTTGGGGATGACCCAGCCCTTGGCGATGACGCCGTCGCGATCGCGCACGGCGTAGCGACCGTAGTCGGCGATCACCTTGACCGTGCGATCGTCGGCCCGCGGATCGAAGACGCAGGGGTTCTTGTGCTCACCGAGCTGACCGGGCGGTCCCTCGAAGGGCTTGCCGTACGGGCTCTCGGGCGGTTCGAGCGTGAAGTGGCCGACCTGGTCGACGATCGCGAGCGGGTCCTTCTCGTAGTTCTCGAGCTCGGCCTTGCGCATCGAGAGGAAGTCGCGCACGCCGGCGCGGTTGGTGGTGATGATGACCGGGTCGAAGACCTCGTCGCTGGCCGTGTAGAGCCGGTACGCGTCGGGCCCGTCCTTCTTGACGGTGAACACCGCCTGCGCGCGCTCCTTGTTGAGGTCGTCCTGAGCGGTCGGCGCCGGCGTGTCGGCCGCGTACTTCTGCAGGACGTCGAACGTCTTCCGCCGGCTGAAGCCGGCCAGGATGCCCGGCGCCCGCTCCACCGCGGTCTTCAGGTGGCGGATGTCGTCGGCGCCGAGGGTCCCCTTGATCAGGTCGATCATGGAGAGGGGGGCCGAGTAGGAGTACTTCCCGCCCAGCGGCGGGTTGCGGCTGTCGGCGAAGACGTCGTCCGCCATGTTCGGCGGCGCGCCCTGGGGCGCCAGGCCGGCGCCCATGCTGCTCTGGTAGAACACCTTGGCCAGGTTGTCGTCCGAGAGCGGGTAGAGCTTGCCCCCGGAGAAGAACAGGTCGAGCGGTGCGAGGTGCCAGGACTTGATGATGATCGGCACGCCGACCTGGGCGCCGGTCTCGCCGGCCTTGGCGATCGCCGTGCCGTAGCCGTACCCCTTCTCGTCGTCGACGTCCTGGAAGACGACGGTGACGTCGACGCCGAGGTCCTTCGGGAGCTTCTCCGACACCATGGCGGAGATCTCCTGCTGCCACTCCCGCACGTTGTCGGAGAGCTTCTTGTACTGGGTCCGGCGGAAGAGCGGATCGTCGGAGAAGAGGTTGTCCATGGCAGCTCCTAGAGCAGTGGGGCGATGACGCCCGGCGGCACCGTCAGCTTGACGGCCCCCAACGTCAAGCGGCTGATCAGCAAGGCGATGCCGTTGGCCGACTGCTCGGGGGTCGCGTCGGGCGTCATCGCCCCACTGCTCTAGGAGCTGCCATGGACAACCTCTTCTCCGA